TGTGGCATTGCCGGATGCCCTCACTGTGGCATTGCCGGATGCCTCCACTGTGGCATTGCCGGATGCCTCCACTGTGGCATTGCCGGATGCCTCCACTGTGGCATTGCCGGATGCCCTCACTGTGGCATTGCCGGATGCCCTCACTGTGGCATTGCCGGATGCCTCCACTGTGGCATTGCCGGATGCCTCCACTGTGGCATTGCCGGATGCCTGGGGTCGCACGATGAAAAGATTGGGGCCACGGCAGATAGGGATATTGCCGGCCGCTAGCGCAGCCTCAAGCTCGGCCTGCGTGTTTACATTGATATAGTCGCGCATCGGTTATGCAGCCTCCTTGTTGGCTACGGCGTTGAGAATGTCGGGATAGACTTGTTTCTTCTTTTTGGGACGATTGGCGAAGTTCCACGGATGAAGATTCCACTCCTCCTCGGAGTAGATCGTCTCAGACGCCAGCTCTTTCCCCATCTGGCGAAGGTGCAGACAGTCACGACCATTAGTGCGGCCGAACCTCACGACTACATTGCTGGATTCCTTGGCAACTCGTGTTGAGAGCTTGCGCGCATCTTGTGTGTTCATGTTATATCCATTGTTTGCGTTTGAGCCACCACATTAGTGGCCTTCCGATTAGTATGCGATTGATCCTACCAAACTTCCAACTGAATGTCAACTCAGTTTTTTCCAAAGCCTGCCTCTATTTCTGCCCGCTTCGTCCACGCGATCTTCAAGGTGCTCTGTGCGTCAACCATAGCACAAGCGAGAGAAACCAAAACAGCGTTTGTGCTGTTGGCTACATTGACATCCTCGAAGCCAAAATGGTTCATCACGTTTCTGATCGTGTTGGATTCTTCAATGTAGGCACTTATAGTCTTGATGTTCCTGGCAAGCTGCACGGCTGTGCAGTCGGGGGCGCTTTCGATCATGTTGAAGGAGTTGCGCACAAGCGCTCCGACGTATACGACGGCATTGCCGGCCTTCTCAGCGGGCACAGAAGAATTGACGATGTAGTCTTCGACGGCGTTCTCCCACGGCATCAAGCAGCACCCTTCCTAAGTTGGATTCGTTCATTTGGCCGCAACTGCTTGGCAGACTTGCCTACGCGAATCTTCGTGTTAGCGCCCGCGTCGCCAATACCTACAAGCCGGCGGCCCTTGCCAGTTGGACCACGCTGCATACCATCCGTTCGACTGACGTGCTTTCTATGTGAGCGTTCTTGAAGCATTACGATGCTGACTGTTTTTCGATGATTTGCACGATGTCCGCACGCTGCTTTCCGAAATATTGAGCGGCGTGGTCAATGGCTTCGTCTTGCGTCTTGCCTTGAAAGACAAGGTTCTTGATGTACTTAATGATGTCCTCTGCCATGACTTCCTCCTTGATTCGTTTCGGCAACCTTAGCCGATCAGGCGGGCTTTGTCAAGATGTAGTGCTTCTTGATTTCAGACACGTAGGTTGCTTCAATCTCACACGGCCGCTTCTCATACTTGTACTTGCGGCTGCGTAGCTCAGCTTTGCGCCACGCATCTACAGCCTCACGCGGGAGCAGGACCATTCTAGACGCTACGCCAGCCTCGCGCGCATATGCCTCTGCGGCCCGCTCTGCCTGGGCTGCATGAGCCAACTCATGCCAAAGCACTCGCGTAGACTCAGCAACGGACACACGCTTATCTACGGTAATGTAGTGGCGCGGCGTCGCCCATGCTTTGTTATGCCGGAAGGCATGACGCCCTAACTTCTCCATCGAAGCCGTGCGTGTTACGCGCACGGGCCAGCGAATGTCAAGCGTTTTACAGGCGCTCCGAAGCGCGCGCTCATCTATCTGCCACGCGGCCGGCGCTGAAGCGTTGCGGGCTCGTTTGCGCTTGACCGTGCTAACACGCAGCACGCGCGCTCCACGAGCTTCGATCCATCTGGTCACGCTCTCAGCCGAGTATCCCAGGATGATCTTCTTGGCCGGCTCGTTCTGTCCATACTGCACGGTCACGCTGAACCGTTTACGGCGCATGATGCCTCCTATGATGATGTGTCGTTTCCGGCAGCATAGCGCGTCAGGCAGAGTTTGTCAAGGCCGCCGCTCGCGGGATGTCTTCACTGCATAGCTTCTTAGTAGTTGCTCCGACGATATCCGGCCGGCCGTAACACTTGATGATCCATTGCCCGCGCTTGGACCCTAGATCAAAAGGCTCCCATAAGATTGAATCCCACGGAACTTTGTTGAACGACAGCGCGGCCTTGATCTGTCGAACTGCACGGCTATCCTCGACCATGACCTTCATTGTTGTGTCGTTCAACAAGGACGATCAGCCGCTCACGAAATTTCTTGATTTCTTCGCGCTCAGCTTCGGTCAAGCTAACACCACTACGCGAGGCACCATCAAGTTGCTCGATGATCTTTGGCGAGTCTGGATCAAATAGCAATTCACACACGAGCGCGTCGAAGTCGGCTGTGACATCTTCCTTACCGTCTAGGGACGCATTGATGATGTCACAGCCGTTAGCTGCCTTGGATCGCGTGTAGCGAAATATAGCATGTATGCGGCCGGATAGTGGGCCTTGTCGAAGCAGTATAGGCGTCTTACGTTGGCTCATTTTTTGACGGGTTCCCAATCCTTGCTGTATTCTTTTGCCGTGTAGAGACCAGGCTTGAAGTAGCCCACGGACAATGCTATCTGTAGCGCCACCTTAGTCTCCTTGTGCAGTTTTTCAAGATCGTCGTCTTCTATGGCTTTGTCATCAGACCATCCGATATCAGTCTGGTCGCCGTCTTTACCCTCTTCGTCGTCAATCGGCCAGCCAAGTATCTCTCTCATATCTTTAAGGACAGATGAGTTGCCGTACGGTCTCTTACAGTCAATAGCCGGCGCTCCAAACTCGCCATCATCCCATCCCACATACGCTGCTTTGAGCAGCGTTATGTGGGCCTCTTGTACCTCGAACAGCTTTACGCGCTCAGTTGACAATTTTCTCTGCGTCTTTCAGGCATTCAAAGATTGGTCCTCGAAGATAGCCCGACGCGCTAAGAGTCTCCATCCAACCCTTGAGTAGCTTGTAGCGCTTCTCATTCACTACTCCGTGCTGAATGATTGACTCAATTTCGCCTCTGGTGCAGACAGAGCGATTGTCGCGTTCACTTTCCGCTTTCTGGGCCTGCAATTCAGCCTTTGCGCGGGCTTTTTGATCCTCTTTAGTCTTACGTTGCCAGAAAGAAACGTTCTCGCGCACAACGTTGAGTGCTCGTTCAAGGCCACGAATGACGCTATTAAGCTCATCCTCACGCTCTTCAGTGTTTACGCGCTTATCAGTTTCAGAGCGCAACGTTGACTCAAACCACCTAACCGAAGAACGCAATTCCTCATTCTCGTCACACATCTTCGGGAAGTTTTGCTTGAAACGCTCATACTCCTCGAAGACAACTGTAAGAGGATCAACGCCTTCGTCAACCCTACGGCCAATGGCAGCGCGGGCTTTCTCATAAATGCTCTTTGTCTCTTGCTCTTGGGCGTCAAGCTTTTTCTGTAGCTCGTCAAACAGTTTTCCAAGCTGGTCAATCAGAACTGGTACCGACAATTTAATGCTCCTTAGTTGTGAAGTAAAGAATGGCTGTATGTTATTATCAAACTTTAGTGAGAAATCGGTCAAACACTTCCACTGAAGCATGAAGTCCTGATACTCAGGAGGCATCTGGCACCGTCACCCAAGTCGAGCCTTGTAGCTCCTGTGAAAGCTGCTTGATTCGCGCTGATATCAACTCAAATACTTCAGCAGTCACAGAGCAAGTGTTGGAATCATGCTTGTTGTAGTTTTCCTCTAGCCCGTCAGCAAGATCAAGAACTGGCTCGTCAGCATCCGCACCACCGTAGCGGCCCAACATACGCGGAGATACCTTGATCCCACGAAACGCCGGCAATGCTGCTGTCAATCGAGCCTGCTTTTCAGCGCGTTCTCGCGTAAGCTCTTCGCGGCGCTTCTGTGCTGCGCGCTCCTGCTCATTACGGGCGGTTTCCTCATCTACCCACGGGGCCGTAAAAGACCGGGCTGTAAGCGATTGAGCCTGTCCCGTGACCGCACCATTCAAGTCAACCGGAAATGCGACGATACGCGATGAGTTACCAATTTGCTCGCGGCCAGTTACTCGCCAGCGAAGTCGATGGCCCGGCAGATCACCAACGGCATAATCGTTGCCGTCTTCGATTTCGTTACTGCGCATCTGGGTACCTTCCTACTTGAACGAGGGCATCTAGTATCCACTCCAAAATTACTTGCTTATTATTTTGGTCATTATAGGCGTAGACAATTGTCCGTCTGCGTGACTGTGCTTGGGCATGTCCAAAGAGGTAGTCTTTTCCGCGCGCCATTTCAGCATCCCTTATGCGGCGCGGGATGGCAAAGAAAAGAGCTTGCACACAAGCTGCAACACTCTCGTCGTCAAGCGCACCGTTTTTCAGCGCCTCGAATATATTCTCTTCGCCCATGACAGCAGAAACACATGCACCTACTGCGCAGTAGTTTTTCTTCTCACGATCATAGAAAGCAGTTTTCTCAGGATGCCGAGAAACAATAATGCGTGTCCATGCTGTGTAAAGCAGCAACTCAAGGTCACGCTTGATTGATATAGAGCTAATCTTTGTCATGGTCGGATACCGTAGCAGATCATTCGGGGAATGTCAAACGACATACAATCCACGGTCTGCCATTAGCTCTCGTTGCTCGTCGTAGTGCTTGATGCCGGCCAGCGAAAGTTCGCTTGAGAAATGCAAACTGCGGTCGCGCATGATGTCAGCGCCGCGCGCAATCTCAACCAGCAACGTCGCTAGTTCATCTGCTTCGCGTTGAGATTTTTTGTAGGCTTTCTTCCACTGCTTCTTAGTCATCCGTAGCTCACTCCCAGGAACATGATGCACGTCCAAGTGTGGCCGCCAGGCGCGTCTCCGCCCTCGCAGCAGTAGTGGTCAGAAGGAATTCCAAAGACGCTCTTCGTGCGCGGAGTCACCGGCTCTTCCATTTTCTCTACACGCTCAAGGACTTTGAAAATCTGTCCTTGGATTGATCGGTCTGTAGCGATGTAGCAGTCCATCGGAGTCTTGAACGCGGGCGTCTCTCCGTCGTACCAGACGGCCGACCCTCCCAGGGCGTCTACGTTTATGCCGTCCGGGTGGCGCTTGCAGAAACAGCACGGCCGCTCTCCTGAAGGAAAGCCGGGGAACGGAGCACCGGCAGCCGAATGAGCACAGCCGTGACAAGGTGCTTCGGGTCTGCTGTATACCACATCGTTGATTGATGTCATAGCTGAAAGGGCCTCAGTGTAGTCTCGTAGCCGTGGTCGTAGAAGGTGGCCCGCATACGTCTCGCGCCGGCAGGGTTCCACGAATGGATGGTTACGATGTCAGGTACAAGCCCATTTTCACACATCCACACGGCCAAGTCATACCCGCTGCCGTCTGGGCTATCGCCCTGCAAGAACATGACCTCACGCGGATCAGTGTCGCCAGTTGGCAAAGCGCCTAGATCGTGGTCTAGCGAGCACTCATGGATTGCGACGTGTCCCGTGACTCCACAGGCTTCAAGGATGCTCTTCGCGGTCGCGTTGTCCTTGGCCCACATCCATCCCTGGGGTGCCGGACGTACATCATCGAGCCATAGCTTCATTTCTGCAACCCTAGCACAATCAGAGCAGCGATGACGCCTCCTATGAAAGAGGTGAGCATGGGTTCTCCTCCATCCATCGAGGCTTAGGATATGTGCGTGAGTTGACCTCCCACATACGATTACGTTCTATACTGTCACGCAGGTTGCGCGCGATACTCAAGATGTCGATGCAGCCGAAATCGCCATACTCGTAGTCGTCAATGCGCCAGCCTTGTACACACGAGCAGCGATGCAGGCCGCGCATGTGGTATTTCTCGATGGCATCAAGAGCAGCACCTAGACGCGGAGCAATACGGCCTAGCGTGGTTGGCCGATAGTCGTGTGATGTCAACACAGTTGATCGTCTTGCGGCATCACGTCGGGGAGCCGGCCGCTTTCGTGGCACTCTTCCTCGAACTCTGGGGTGCCCTCCTTGAATAGGACAGGCTTCATGCCGTGCTGTTCAAGGACGTAGTTGATGGTGTGCTCAAGGTTCAACGTATGGCCTTGAGTGACTACTTCTCCGTTGACATATAGAGCCTGCCAGTCATCAAGACTGACAACCACAAAATCAGGACCGCTCATTTTGTCAACGCCTCCACAGCCAAAACTAGACCTACGCCGAAACCGGCACAAAAAATATACAGAGCAATTAGGAACAGCACGGTTCGTCTTTTCATATGACCCAACTCGCAATGATAGTAATGACGAGCACGGCACACAAGGCACCGTACGCAGGATGACCTTCGATAAAACAAGAGACAGCGATGCTTGCAAATATCAAAGGACGCAATTGTTGATGCTAGGCGCTCTAGTTTCATCTGTCGTCTTCTCTCTCATCAAATGCAATCCAGAATACGGCTAGGATAATCAACGCGAAAGCCGCAAAACCGACGTTGAGTATAAGTTCAAAGCTCATATAGCCGCCGCCACTAGCCGCCGCCACTAGCCGCCGCCACTAGCCACACGGCTCCTCCGACGATGACAGCCCAAGCCATAAGAGCCAAAACGCACACCAAGCCAGGCAACATTGTGGACTCAAGATGCAACAGCAGTCCTAGAGACGACTTTGGTATAGGCTTCTTTGGCTTAGTTTGTGGCCGCATACACTCAGCTACGTCGGCTGCCGGCACAAGGCCAAGTTCTATCTCCATAGACGCAATCTTGGCGTAGTCTGGTTTACGCCTCATAGCAACGCTTCCACGATCACGTAGGTAAAAAGAAAAGTGCCCAGAACCAAACAGAAGGCAATCCACACAAGGGCAAGCATTGTTAGCATAAAGGGCACGATAATCTTTAGTACAATTAGCAGTTCTTCTATATATGTCATGGTCTCCACACCTTTGACTTCGGATAGCTGAATTTAGGTGCGCCGTTAGTGCAGTTGATGAGCACACGATGACCAAGCGGTACAGTATCAAAAGATGACCCACTACATAGTAGAGCACCCATGCCATCTTGTCCATGCGCAACCACGAAAGAGGCGTTTGGCCCGACAAGCACGCCGGCCGGTAGCGGTTGTGGTGTTTCAGTAAAAATATCTGTTCGGAAAGCAACAACCCACGCAAGAAACAAAGCACAGCCAATAATGAACAGAGTTGCCACTCCTACGAGGATTTTGTCTTTGCGTTTTTCCCGCTGTTTGGTGATGTAGCTGTTTTCCCGGTAGATATCATTCCATTCGGCGCGCAATTTGTCTCGCTCTGAGACCGTAGATGGCAGGCCCAAGCTTCTCTCCAACGACGCGATCTTAGCGTAGTCAGGTTTCCTGGGATTGCGGCGCTGCTTGAGTTTCACGAGTATCTGTGTCATGGCTTCTTCAACGCCTCGCGTGCAACGTAGCCCAGATCGGGCTCCCATTCTGCCTCGGGGCACGGGCAATCCAGCCCCGGAGCATGTGTTACCAAGCCGCCGGCATAGCCCCCTTCACCATAGTTTTTCTCGTCAGCGTAAAAAGTCAACGCCTCAGCAAAGCGCTTCGATTCGTCGTCAACCTCGTAAAAAGCCTTCTCGACAATCCCAAAGGCAGCTATTGCTTCATCGCGTTCACGCTTGATTCGCGCAATGGCCGCGTCCAATTGGATGATCTGGCCCATTATTCGTAGCTCATTCTCAAGACTCATCAGTTATATCCTCTCTCGATATGATCTTCAGTAGGGCATACGCCCCCTAAAATGCCTCGTCGTTCCAAGTTGATACGTGCTTGATCGAAGAGCCACGTCCGGTCCTTGTCCCAATCGGCTCGCGGGGTTGCGTTACATATCCGCTCAGCTTCATCACAAAGCTCTTCTTCATAGTCAAATATCATCATGTGCGAAGCCTAGCACTACTTATCTAGGCTGTCAAGCCTGAATTTCAAATCGTCGCGTTCTTTCTCAGCTTTGAGTGCGCGAGCTTGCCAGATACGTGCAGCCTCCATATCAGGTTCGACTCGGCCAATCAAGAAGTAGTCCTTGATGATTTGCTCACCATTGTGAATATGAAACGGCTCCATCGAGCCACATTTAGCGCACGGTCGAATCATTCGTCCAGTACCACTTTCGCTGTGCCATCCTTGCAGAGTAGTTCGTAGTAGATCACAGTAGACTCATGTGTTTCTGCGTGTCTGATTGACTTAGCGATTCCGCCGTGGCTGTTGCAGGCCGAGTTGATGTCATGGGATTTAGGCTCGTAGATGCCACCACAGCCGCTCAGCGTTAGGCACATCACAAACAAGAGAACTAGCCGCTTCATACGTTTCTCGCTCGTGAGGCTGCCTCAAGCTCCCGCATAAGAGTCAAAGGCTCAGCCAGGTTATCTGCCAGCGCCTTGATTTCTTCGTTCGCCTCATCACGATTCAACATTCGCATACGTCCGGCCACTGTGCTCATGCGCTGAATTGCCTCAAAAGTGATAGCGCGCATAAGCCGCTCACGCTCCTCGGCGTGCTCTATTTCATAGCGGGAACGCTCTACGATACGTTCAGCCTCGGACTCAAACAGTAGTTCCCGTGCCTGTTTATCTTTATCAGATAGGAAGTCTTTGGCTTCTTTCCACGCTAGATAGCGGTTGGCTGTCAGTGTCTTGTCGCCGGCCTCGCAAAATGCGAAGCGTGCTTCCTCCTCAGCTTTGGACATCATGGGTGCAGCACGTCCGATGCCCATAGAATCCAGAAGATCAACAGCACAGCAATCCCGAGCCAAAGCAAATGATCGTGCGGTGGCTGTCTGTAGACCTTCATTTCATCCTCCTCAAGAAGTTCTCAAAGCTACCTGTGCGGTACTCGCCCTCCTCGTAGCCGGCGTTATATGCCGCCTCCAATTGCTTCAGCGCCTTGTCACGCTCAAGCTTCATGGCGTTGTAGCGCAAAAGCGGGACTACGCGAATCGTGTCTAGTTCTGGCGTCGAGACGAAGTATTTACTGTCGCGCCATATGACATCGAACTCTTCGTGCGTGTCAGACATAACACGACCAACATTGACAGTCTTCGTCAAAGAAGAACCCAAGCTCCTCTAGCTTGGCTTGCTCTACTGCTGAGGGGATGTCTTCGACGCAAGCACCAACCCAGACTTGATCGTGTTCTGCTTGGATGGATAGCTCGCTAAGAGACACATCTTGAATCTCAGCGATAGCCTCCGCTCCTGTGATAAAGCTCTGTACGTTCATGCGTTCCTTATCAACTCGTTGATGGCCTCGAACGCGTCCTCTGTAGAGTCGTGTTCTGAAATCTCAGAGCCGGCGCTATACGATCCCACGGCCGACTCAGAGCTTAGCCCCATGCCGTCGTAGACTTGCCACTTTTTCGTGGTCTGTCGGTAGCGGACTTTGTAGTCGGGCTTGGATAGCTCAGACTTCCATTCGGCTATGTGTCGCGTGAGCGGCCGTGGATAACCCTCCTCAGCACATCGCGCGACGACCAATCGGATAGTCCGCATTCCTTCCCAATGCTTTAGCAGGAAGTTGATTATGTCGTCATTTGGTCTGTCCATTCCTCGAATCTACCAGCTTTCTAGTCGCTTGTCAAGGCCCCAAGTGGTACAGAGCCTATGTTGGTGGTACGAATGTACCCCCCTTGATGTTATTAATCAACGTGTTTTTTGTGTCAACTAATCTAAATCTCCAATGCCTGCCTAGCTTGGCACATGGCCTGTTACGCTCAAGCTTCGCCCGCATAGCGTGGCAGAGCCCCGATGCGGGCTACGCCGAAGCCTCTAGCGAGGCTAGTCCGCAGCCGGGTAGGGTTGAAAACCGCCCTCATACCGTCTTCCCTGGGTAGACCTACCAACCCACGGAAAGACGGCCGAAGAGAACGTTGGATAGCTCGGAATCAGGTGGTTCAACTGCTCACCCGCGCCGTTGGTGGAAAACCAAACGGAAAGCCAAACTCGGGGATGATCTGCCCGTCGTGCGTTCTGGATAGTTCGGATGCTCCTGCGCCTCCTCTCGTTCCTGGGTTCCCTGCGCCTCCTCTCGTTCCTGGGTTCCCTGCGCCTCCTCTCGTTCCTGGGTTCCCTGCGCCTCCTCTCGTTCCTGGGTTCCCTGCGCCTCCTCTCGTTCCTGGGTTCCCTGGGGTTGCTACGCGCGCAGGTGGGCACATCTTCCCTAGCCGGGCTGGCGGACTCATACAGCCGAGTAAGGGACGGCCGCAAGGCGTGGATAGCTCAGACTCCATCGTCCTCATCCTCGGGTACGTCATCACAGCCCAGCGCTTTCGCAAGCGCCTTGACTCCCTTACCAGCGGCTATGTTTAGCGTGTCGGCGTAGTCCGTTGCCATGACTTCGGGTTGTGGATTTGAGACCGGGCGTCCGGTCGTCACGTCTACTACAGTGGATAGCTCGCCACAGGACGTAACCTCAAACTGTCGATACTTGCTCACGGTGCATTCCTCCTTGTAGGTATGGATAGCTCGGGCATCATATGGATTGCAGCTTCACAACGCGGTGCGGTCCCTTTCTTGTTTTGTCGTAGGCTAGATTCGTGACCGTCTCGTAGACACGGACGCCATCAAGTCGTGCAAGCTCGCGCAATGATAGCGCGGGCGCTTCTTTGTATATGTTGTGCCGTGCATAACAGCGTTCTACATCCACCGCTGTCGGCGTGATCTTGAAGGCCACGCGCACAAAGCGGTCGCCATGCTGGATAATGCGCGCCTGCCTGTAGCGGCGATGTGCGCACACAACCACGATTTGGCCCTTGAAGATGGCCCCAACTGGTATCAGCAGCGCGCCGGCCTCGATTCGCTTACAGGGTGTCATAGGCAGCTTTCTATGGCTCGTGCTTCGGCCTCACAACGGTCTGCGGAGCGGTGTTCGCCGTACATACGCGCCTTGCGGGCAACCTGCCGCAAGCTGTCTATCTCCGCGAGTTTGCGTGAGTGCCTAGCACTACGGTAGCGGCTTGGCCCTGGCGCGGGCCAGTGCAGTGGCGCACAACTGCCGTAGGTAGGGTTAAGGTTGGCGTGCCTAGCACAGAGTTTGTTAGCGGTTGCACAAAAGAATCGGCCCGTGTGGGAGTGAATGAACCATCCGCCGTGCGATCCGAAGTCCTCCAAATGGATAGGCTCTTGACATTTAGTGCAGGTGCTCAGCATTGGTTGTCCTTTCGTTGAGTCACGCGCCGCACAATGCGGGCTATGAGCAGCGCACCTAGAATCTCGTCTAGCGGGCCGGGGATCAATGCCCCAGACGCAATGAGCAGTACGCCCGCCACGATTAGCACTCGCTCTGTGTGGCGCGTCTCGTCATCCCTGAGCGTGTGCCATGCGCTGCGCAGGTGGGCACGAATGGAGCGGCTGCAAGCTGTGACGGTCGCTCCGACCACTGCGCAGCCTATGGCTATATATAGGAGCATTAGAGCCCTTCAACATCCTCCATTAGGACGTTAAACGTCGCGCCCATGATCCGCTGTAGCTCGGCTGTTTGGGACTTGCAGGCGTTATAGGTCGCCTCAGCTTTGCGTGAATCGCTGTCGTATCCGTATTCGGCGCACCAATTCTCGAATGTCTCCTCTGTGTTCATGGCGTCGGAGCGCAGAGCGTTCAGCACGTCTATCAGGCGCGGCCGTGTCTTGATCCCTATTCCTTGCCTCCATTTAACGGTCATTGCGCCTCGCGGGCCGTTTAGACCCACGTCGAATGCGTTGTGTTCCCATCCGTCCGCGTCCTTGTTGAGTAGTGGCCCTGTAAGGTGCGTGAGCGACATCGAACTACCTTGTATGAATTGAGCTAGGTTCATTGTTTTATGCCTTTTATCGTTATTTGATTAGTCTGCTAAGTGCCGATCCCTGAACGCCCGCTTAGGTGTCCTTTAGTTAACCTCGATTTTTTCTGCGTCTGTCCAATTGTTGAATGCCTCACGATACGCCGTGTTGTCACATTCCTTGAGCACTATTCCGGCGTCCATTGTCATACCGCAGACCTCTATTGTCCCGTAAGCCTCTTGTAGGAAGTCGTCAAACTGTGATTCTGCCTTATGTTCTGAAAATACTTTCTGCACTTCCTCTCCGCAGTCTTCACAGAATCCCTCATCGTCTATATCGTCAGAGCCGCAGTGTGTGGGTTCGGCCATGTAATCACTTATCCTTTCTAGATGTAAAGCTTGCCGTCGTCACCTGAATATATATACGTTTCTCCTATTTGCCTAGCCGCTACCTGTAGGCGGTCGCCTACATCGCCAGTGTCCCTATCAAAAAATCCTGCACCGTGGCCGTTACGCGAAAGCCAAAAATCATGCCCGACCTGTTCTAGCGGCGTCCAGCCATTATAAGGCAACATACTACAATAAAGCAATACGTCGTTTTCGTTCTCTGTTACAAATGCGATGCAGTCAAGCGTCATTAGGTGGAGCGTATCGGAGGCTATGTCGGCTAGTGTGTAATTACTATCTAGATACTCGCCTCCCGATTCGTCGCTTTGGTCTGTGCTCGACCATAGCGCGCACGTAGAATATCCGTTGAATACCTCTATGATGTCTTTGCTGTTGAACATTACGCAGCTACCGTTTCTATGCCGCGTGCTGCCATTGCGGCTGCCTCTTTTGCCTCTCGGGCGATAGCATCAGCGATGCTAGCGGCCATTCTCTCTGCGTCTTCGCGCACGTACTTGTCTGGGCCGATGAATCCCCAGCATGAATCATCCATCGCAAAGGGCATCGGCAGATCATCGCCGTTAGCGTCCTTGATAATAAATCCGTAGACGTCACCTTTAAGCCATGCGCTAACCTCGCTCACCTCACCTTCCAAATATTTACGCGCCTTGTCTCTGTCACCTTCCCATTCTTTTTGCACGGTATCGGCCGTACAGTATATGGCGGCGTTGGCGTCGTCCTCGCATTCGTAAAGGTCACTGTCGGAGCCATAATCCGAATAGCGCAATGGAATAACTACATCCGCGTTTGCCCATTCGCGCAGGTACTCGGCAATAGTGGTTTTTACGGTGCCCTCACGCTCGCATACATGGCATGGCGCTATCTCTAGATTCAAGATGCCCGTCACATATGTATTGCCCGACAATTCAAGCCGTTCTAGCTCCCCCTTCATCGCCTCTAGCGAGCCACACCCTATCGTTGTCCAACCGTAGCCTTTCAGACGTTCTAGCCTATAGCGGCCCTCACGCTCGCCTGATCCGTGGCACTGCGGGCAGGTAATTTGCAAATCCTCATCCACGCTTAGATATTCGTCGCCGTCAAACTCGTGTGTAAACGAAAGCAGCTTTCCGGCGTGGTCGAAGTCTGAGCGCGGGTTAAATATTCTGTCGTCGTAGTGAAGCTGAATGGTCAATCCGGCGTACTCATATGTGTCGTACGGGTCCATGTTTATCGCCTTTCTTGCCCTAGCGCGGCGTCCATAAAGTCGAATTGTGCGACTGTGCGCCTTCCGATGTCGTCTGTTATATAGCCGACCTGCACGCGCTCCTCTGCATTACGAATGGCGCGCAGTTGCCTCGCCGTGGCAAGTTCTCTGTCTGCTTTGGCTATCAACTCGTTTTGCTTGGCGATGGTCTGCGGGGTGTGCATGTGATCGACTCCTATTTGATCGCTTATGTTTTGCATCATATGGACGTGTCGGCCGATTGTCAAGCCCTCTTGAGTAATTTATCAAATCTTTAGGTTATCTTTAGGTTCGCTGTTTATGCTGCTTGCATGATTAGATATAGAGCATTCCTAATAGCAGCACTAGTTACCACACTTTGCAGCATCTACACGCACACAGCGCAAGCACGAACACCTATCAGCGACGCCCTAGCAGCCGCTAGCGCGTATTGGGCGCATTCTCCCGAGGGTAGTTTCGCGTTGCCTTGCGCAGTTCCTAGCGTAGTTTTCGCGCCTGTCCCAGCCGATATGCCAGGCGATGTAATCGGTTGGGCGTCACACGGAACATGCGTTGTTTATGTGCGTGCTGACTATTGGAAAACATTGTATGACGGGATCTCAAACTATCTAGCTTTCTGCACGACTATCACGCATGAGCTTGGGCATTTGATCCTGCGCCCCGGCTACTTCGCTGCGTCTAATCCTAGCAACCCAGATCATTCGACGGACGAGCATAACGTAATGTACCCGAGCGGCACAGAGGACAACATACCGCAGTCCTGTTATGCCCGCGAATTGTATTGGGCATACACGAGCCTAACGCCATCCCGTGTCGCTAATGTGGTGGACGAGCTTGTTACGTGGCGCACTGTGACGATGCCGGCGCATAGCCATCGCTTTCTAGTCTGCAAGTATGGCGAACGCTTGCAGCCGAAACTATGGTTGCTTAGCGGCTCTGTCCACGTCAAGCGGTTTACGCCGAACACAGACGGCCTCTTGAATCCGTCCAGCCGTTCTGTTATCGTCCGTGGCGCTTGCGAACCGATCTATTAGGGGAGGCGAAGAATTGAGACGATATCTCATCCTTGCGTTGTTTGCGTCTGTATCGCTCACAACGCCGGCCAGTGCCCATGATGGGCTACTGCACGACGCTAGTGCAGGCATCCACGATCTACAGACCGCCCACCGTGACGAGCGCCGTCTCAGCAAAGATGCTAAGGCGCTAGAGCACGACATTATGGCTACGGATCATGTGGCCCATGATGCGGACAAGGCAGACCGTGAGACGGCTTCTCTTGTGCATGATGCTATGCGTGCTGACGGTCTATTGCACGACAACCATAAAGAGTCTGAGCGCAAGCGTATCGAGGGCGATAAAGCAAAAGAGCGCGAGCTACGAAAGGCGGAGTGCGACCGTTTGGAGTTTGATTACTACCTGCGCCATCCGCCCGGCACTAAGCCGGAGCCACTAGGAGGCGTCCACGGATGCACTCTATACCGTGCGGACGCCCACTACCATGATACGCACCCAGCGATGCTAAGCGTCTTCGGTGACAACATCTACCTAAAGCCTTGACAAGCACCCGTCGATACACTATGATGCAACGATCAAACAAGATAGGAGCAAATCACATGCGAACCATTCAACACCACAACGCACGTACAGCCACCATGATTATCACGCTGGCCCTTGTGCTGACGTTCGGTAGTGCCACGCTAGCAGCGTGGATCGCTGAAGGTGCGACCGTCAAGTGCGGCGGATTCATTACCGTGGAAGGCCATCAACAGCCCGCGTGCATCAATGGTTGGCCGTATGAACCACCGGCACCAGTGCCGCCGCTTACATCAAGCAATGGCGATATATCTACGCGCGGCTTTGCTATAGCGCCACATACGTCTGGTTGGCTGCGCTGTGCGCCCACCGAACATAGCATCGGCTACGATGTTGCGGCCGTTGCACCGTTCGCCTTGACTGAGCAGTCAAGCGCGGGTCACGTAACAGTCTTTCGCACAGCGCGCGACCGATATAGCAATGACCACGGCCGCACGCTCGCCACTGTCGTACTGACACGACAGACCGATCACAAGCCCGCTGCATTGATCGCAAACATATCTAATCGACGTGTCGAAGGGGAGGTTATTTGCAAGCACAATTGAGCGATGGTGAGCAGCGCTGCGTGTTCTGGATGTCACGCAGCGCTAGCTACCATGTACCTCGCTCACTCGCTGCGCGACTTACCATACCAGCAACCCCAGGGATGTAAACATTACCTATTGACAGCATGAAACATAGTAGGATCGTATGATATGTTGACAACGAGAAACAGAAAGTGTCCCTGGGTTTCCTGGGTACGCGGTGGTAGTCCCACATACGAATAGTGAAAATACAAGTGGTACACTTCCCTATATAAATTGAGTAAATTAGGAGTGAAAGATGGGCCGCAAGTACCACTTCGACGTAGCATGGGGGTGGAAAACGCCTTGTAAGTGGTACATACCCCTGCAATTTGTGGCACCAAGCGCCTCAATTTGAAGGAACCGGACGCAGGGCACGTCAAGCGGTAAAGTTCTAAGAACACATGGCTCGTAAATTCTCTCTCAACACTGCCCAGATAGCAGGTCTTTCACAGGTGCTAGTTGCTGTGCCCTCCGGCAAGGTCTACGACCACAAGGCACGCGAAGCCGCTGGTGTTGTAACACTTACGGAAGGCGAAGAAACCGACGCCGCGCAGGTGCGCAAGCATGAAAAGGCCGGATTCAAGACTCTCACGGAGGCGTAATGGCTGTCCTCAAACAGGTAACAATCCAGCGCCACCGTAAGTACCTCAAGCCAACTGGCCCTAAAGCGGTAGGCATTCTGCCGGCTGCAACCAACAACCGCGTGCCAACCAAGCGCACAGTCCACGATCCACTGAAGTCCAAATCTGTTGCGCGGCCGGCTCAGGGCAAAAACTCTCTGTCTTCGGTATAGCGGATGCCAGCGATAAACCGTCCGGTCTCTAAGAAGGTAAAGGCCAGCGGGGCAAGTCGTCCTATCAGCCGCAAAGTCCTAGACGGCCTCAAGTCCCAAGAGCAGAAACGGCCGGCGCAGGGAGCCAATCGCCCAGACCTCGGCGGAGCAGAACAAGCGCGTTACGGGATGAACGGATGATTCAGATACCCGCAATCCAACGAGCACGGAGACGCTACGACCTTGAACTGATCGGCCTGAGTGGCTTTGTGGGATTCGTGATTGGCCTTGTGATCGGACTAGTGTCCTGATGGCTAAGGCCCGGAGGAAAACGACCCGGAAGCGCTCGGCAGCCAAGAAGCGCAAGCCACTCAAGGTCAAATCGAATGGTGCGCTTCGCAAAGCGGCCGGCGTCAACAAGAACGGCAAGGTCAATCAAGCCAAAGTCCGTGCCATCGCTAAAGGCAAAGGCAAGAACGCCGCCCGTGCTCGCTTCTACCTGAACGTCCTGAAGAAATGAGTGGCGAGGAAGTTGGTCCGTAGCGCTTGACAAGCTTCCCTGGGTTTGCTAGGGTGCTTGCATGATACTTCTTATCGCATTGCTACTGATAGTTGTTGGATTCGCGTCCGGCGGCGGCGAAGGAACGGCCGTGGCGCTAGGCGAAGTGCTGGGTGTTGCGATTGGGCTCTACCTGCTTTACAAGTTCTTGATATGGCTGCTTGGGCCGACCAAGACGCCGGAGCGCTATACGTGATATGGTTTGAAGACGGGGAAGGCTTGGTGTCGATTGCCGTGTAACGCGCTAATGGCGCAGCGGTAAGACGAGGGTTCGAATCCCTCCTTCTCCATGTTTGTAGGTTTCAACACGGATTATCGTCTAACGACTCCAAGTACAGAAACCTTCGGAGCGGAGCAAGGTATGGTGGCTGCGATGTTGGCAGTAGAGGGCTCGAATCCCTCTCTTCGTTTTAGTGGGCCAGCCGGACTGCGGCTCGCGGTTGAAGGACGCGAGAGGAAGTTCGGGGCACCCCGACGAGGGCTAACCTCGTCGTCACCGGCCGGCGGGAGTCCTTGTTGGGGCCAAGTTGCGAGAGCGATGCGGACAGTAGCACGGGACGCTTGAACCGCGAGACGCGCGCACGCGCGAGTTGCCAAGGCTGGGTGCGATCCAAGAACAGACGCCCGAAGCATAGCGGGGGCGATCAAGGTTTGGAGCGGCACGTCATAGGACGGCTGCCGGGAATTAGTCAGCCCGGTAAGAAAGATCGTGGTCGCCCAGGGGTTTGTCGTCCTGGGAACAGAACCCCGGCTACAGGCTGGACCCCATTTGTGACAATATCGTCACATTCGTTCGAATCGGGCGTATGTGACGATATTGTCGCACGGCTGAAAGCCGGTTGCTGTGGCAGAATTGGTGAGTGTTCCTAGAAGAACTTACGCTCCAAGACAACCTTCAACATGCCGAAACTACTTGGTATGAAAAAGCAAATTGGAGTAAGATGACATGGGCTACGGGTGCTCTGAAAAGTGCGGCCGGCGGAATGTCATACTCGGGTTTTGGGTTGTCTTCTGGGTCTTACTGGAACGCTAAAGAATTCAAAAACAACCATGCTGTGACGATCAAGCGGTCACTCGGCTCGGATATTGCCGAACGATTCGGATGCTTGTGGCTTTGCTACAACAACACGACGCACTCAGGCTATCGAGTCCAGTTTTACCACAACACGTCATCTACTCTCCTAATTGGTATATTCCGTGTTGAAAGCGGCGTTGAATCAAGCATTGGCCTTTCTGGCTCTATAAGTCCGGCCGCTGGTGATGAATTCGCACTTTGGAAGCAGGGCAACAAACTAGAAGCTTACCGCCGGCCTGAAGGTTCCGGCTCGTGGGTTCTCGTTTTGAACGCGAAAGACCCGAACACGCCATTCACTGCCGGATTCGTTGGCTCTGACGGCCAAGGCTCCTACCCGCTATTTACGAACTTCATGGCCGCTGAACAAGCTGAAGAAGCTGCACCAGAAGTTACGAACCCAGGGACGCAGAAAAAAGCCACCGGGAGCAAAGTTTCAATCCAGATTATTGCCACTCGCGCTGTATTTTACAGCGCGAGTGGCTTGCCTCCTGGTCTCACCATCAACAACATTACTGGCCTTATCACGGGCTCGCTTACAACGACTGGAAGCTACAGCATCAAAGTCACGGCCGAAAACAACTCTGGCGGCACCACAACGGCTACATTCTCCTACACCGTAGCCGCAGCGCTGTTTGAACCGACCAAAAGCGGCACGAAACTGACGATTGAGAAAGTCAAGGCTGCAAACGGTCAACTAGTGACAGCAGTTCTAAACTCTGGAACCCCGTATGAAACGGAAGACCCACAGACAATCAAGGTACTGGAAAACGACTTTCCTGGGGTTGTTGTGAAAGTCGAATAGCCAGGTATAGTAGGTTACAATGTCTGCAACAGTCCTACTGCCCTCGGGGCAACTCGTTCTCTTCAACGAAAACGCCTCGAATCAGCTTATACAGCAGACATCTAAGCAGGCTGATAGCGTAGTAAACGGCACGCTGACCGGCACAGCAGGTGCCGGCGCAGAAGTCATAGCGCCTGTAGAAGCAGGACAAACTATGTGTGTCTTCTACTTCAAAGGTGTATACGCTGGTGTTACGGCTATTTGCGAAGCAAGCCATGACGGCGGCACAACATGGATGGGATTTCAAGGCGCTAACGTAGCTTCTGGTTCTCCGACCACGACTCCGCTTTCCGCAGCCACGAACAGCACTGTGGCATGGGAGGCAGCGATTCCGGCAGGTTCCACGCACATTCGCGTTCACTGCACGGCTTACACATCTGGCACAGTAGAAGTATCGGTGGCGCAGGGTGCGTCCAATTATGAGACAGTTGTCGGAGTGGTGTTCGCTGCTTCTGGAACTATCGTCGGTGGCACATTTGCTCCGGGTCAGTGGACCGATCTTTCCTCTACTACACTCGGCTCTGCCGCCAAAGTTCAGTCAGCCTCTATTGATTTGACCACAACTGCCACAGCGACGGGCTTCTCAAACGGAAGCCTCGGGCAATACGAGTTCCGTGTCAGCGCAACAGCCGATGTTATCGGAACTATCTTTCTAGAAGTCAGCCGTGACAACATAACCTTCAAGAAGGTAAAGACAGTCGAACTTGCGAAAGCTACTGGATGTGAATTCTACGGCGAGATAATTCATCGCCCAAGTACCCGCTGGGTTCGCGTAGAATACGTCAACGGAGCGGGAGCACAGGCGTTCTTTAGCTTGCAGGCCATTAGACTAGGCGACTAATGCTAGCGCTGTTGTTCGCCAACCTCAAACATGAACCGCCGGCCTATCTGCCGTTGGCCGGCGGCGAAACGCTGTTGATGGCCGCAGAGCCAAACGGCAAAGTCATGGCGGCTAAAATGAGCCCCGGCCATGCCTACGAAACATCCGATCCTGAAGAGTCCAAGATACTCAATTCATACGAACCATTCAAGAACAGGATCACTCGCGTGCGCTAGTCAGCATGTGTCGCGTAGATGTGCTAGAGTTCTACTCACGGTTTGAGAACGCTCCTGGCCCTATCGGTCCAGTCCCAGCCTCTACTCTGACCGTACCACGCGCCACGGGTAATGCCTGGCGCTCCAAGGGGATGTAGCTCAGTTGGTAGAGCGCCTGTTTTGCAAGCAGGATGTCGTGGGTTCGAATCCCATCTTCTCCACTTCTTGGTCGATTAGCTCAGTTGGGAGAGCGCGGCGGTGACATCGCCGAAGTCGCTGGTTCGAGTCCAGCATTGACCACTAGGGAGGTAGCTCAATTAGAGCGGCCGGCGTGGGGCCGGTAGATGCTGGTCCGAGTCCAGCCTTCCCGTTTATGGACGATTAGCTCAGTTGGTTAGAGCGCCGCTTTTACAAGGCGGAAGTCCTCGGTTCGAGTCCGAGATTGTCCACTCATGGATCGGTAGCTCAGTCAGGTTAGAGCATTCGTCTGATACGCGAACTGTCGAAGGTTCAAATCCTTCTCGATCCACTCTCGCGCCTCTAGCTCAATTGGTTAGAGCAGCATCCTTATAAGGTGTTGGTTCAAGGTTCAAATCCTTGGGGGCGTACTTACGCAACAGGAGCACGTTCGGTAGTGCGTCGGCTTGCCATGTCGAAGGTTGCGGGTTCGAATCCCGTCTGTTGCTTGCACGCCTCCTTAGTTCATGTGTGTTAGAACCCCGCCTTTTAAGCGGTGAGAACTGGGTTCGAATCCCAGAGGGGGCACTTTAAGCGTCTGTAGCTGAAATGGTAGAGGCAACTGAGTTGTCCCCAGCATTGGTTTTTCACACCAACGGATGTGGGTTCGAGTCCCATCAGGCGCACTACAAGCCTCCGAAGCTTTAACAGGATGAGCACTGGCCTCTTAAGCCAGCGAACAAGGTTCGATTCCTTGCGGGGGTACTTAGTGGAGGTTGTGGGATCGAAGCCCACCGCGCGAGCTTTGCTCGGGTGTAGCTCAAATCTGGTTAGAGCGCCACGCCCGCTGGTGTGGCTTAACGGTATAGCACTCCCTTGGTATGGGAGGGGTTACGAGTTCGACTCTCGTCATCAGCTTCTAACAGGTGAATGCTTGTCCTTATTGCTTTGGACATCCTTTTAAATGCCGACCCTCTTAGCAGGAGAAGTAGGCAGCCTGTGGATACGCCCTATCTGATGGTCTGGCGGCTGTTTTGTAATCAGCTAGAATCGGTTCGATTCCGATATGGGGCTTGTGCTCTCAAGGTGTTGTTGGTGACACGGACGTTTCGTAATCGTCAGTATCGAGTTCGATTCTCGGTGAGAGCTTTAAGTTACTGTCGGGAAGTACCGACCCATAAGGCAAGCGTGGTCGCTTGTAGTCCGGTGAGAGCCCGGCCTTTCGCGTGTGAAGTGTTCATGGCGGCACACTTGGCTTCCAACCAAGAAGAACGAGTTCGAATCTCGTCACGCGCTTACAAGCAACCTTAGCTCAGACGGTAGAGCGCCGGCCTGAAAAGCCGGGCGTCGTAGGTTCGATTCCTACAGGTTGCATCGTTGGAAAGACGGGTGTCCATTGCGGTCCTGTCTAATTTAGCTTTGTTGCAACTATGTTGCAGAATTGCTCTTTTAGGCAGGGCTTTTCTCGTGGTAGCCATGCTGGGTCGCCCAGCGAAGTACAGCGTAGATGTCAAGGCCACTGTGGACAATCCGCATTTTGCCGTGCCATTCAGCTTCAACTAGCCAGTGGTTATTGTGTTTGTGCGCTTCGCTAAACACACGCATGTTGTTTGAGCTAGTTGGTATCCGAGCCATACTCAACATCAAGGTTCTCTGGCTTCATCTGCTCATCAAGCCAGGCATCTACGTCGGCTATACGACGGCTATGCTCTCTTGTAAGCCAGTCCTTGAATGCCTTTGAGTTCGCCATGCGGACAAAGGCTTTGCGCTTGTTGGAAAGCTGGTCACGCTCTTCACGTGATTCACCACGCGCCCCGGACTGATGGTGGATTATACGAACGGCCGTATCGCGTTTGTCTCGGTTCTGCCCACCTTTGCCGGTGGCTTTGAACGTCTGAATCTCACAATCAGAAATACGAACAGTCAGAACTTTTTCGCGGGGCATAGCAGCGGTTACTTGAAGCTCGGGATGTAGTTGCAGTATGGGCAAAAAGGTAGCGCAAACGCAAGTATTCTGTCCATTCTACCGCTCGATGAAGACCGCCGGCTCACGTTGCGCAACAAGCCACACACGATCAGCCGGAATTGAGTTGAACGTTCGTACCTCGTAAATATATGTGCCACTCTCCATCCTGATATGCACATCATCGTCTTTTGAGAGGATGATTTGCCAGAGGTCCCATTCCTCTTTTTCTGACACCCAATCCAAATCGCCAGATAGACTCCATGCTTGGCGCGGGCACGTTCCAAAGCACAGATACGGAGCGCGGCCGGCTCCATGAACGACTGGCTCAGAGAACACCTTGAGCCCATCTTGCAGTATTTCGACGCGGCGCTCGCTGGGCGACCAATGATAGAGCGGCGGCAGGTTCACTTGTCCTCGACCTTCGGAGGCTCGTAGCAACCTTCTATGTAGCCGTTGAGAAGGTCGTCTAGTTTGCAGGGGCGATAGTGCATCTGCTCAACGCTGATGTTGATTTGCCCTGCGCTGAACGGAACAAACGGAGAATTCTTGCCGCCATACCCGTTATTGTGAATGTGGCCGTGTATATGAACGCGTCTTAGGCCGCCTGCTGATGCAAGCGGATGTGCTGACTTCTTTAGGGGATAGTGAGAGAACGAGACTGTCCAGACACCAGCCTTCGGCGTGACATAGCGAATCTCAAAAGGCTTAACGATCTTGAAGCCGCTATCACGATAGAAGTTCGGCCGCTGACGATCATGGTTGCCTTGGATCAAGAGCTTCTGAGCGCCAGTCAAGTGCTTGGCGATCATGTTCTTGAAGAACGAGTTATTTCTATAAGACAAGTCGCCTAGATGCAGTACCGTTCCGTCGTCGGGAACAGTTTGTGCCCATTCCTCCATAATGACTTGCTCATGGTCGTGCGGGCGGCGGGCGAAGCCGACGATGTTTTCGTGCCCAAAGTGCGTGTCAGATACAAGCCACGTACTTGCAGGATCAAGTTTAGGTGCTTGAGACATCGCCAGCACCACCGCTTATCTCAACAGGAGGATCAACGCCTAGAAGCTTGGCTACCTCGCTGTCAGTCACGGTTGCGGCGAATCGGACGCCGTTGTCTACGACAGATACATCCGTGATCGTGCCTATGTTGCGCTTCTTGCCTCGGGCGTAGAATGTGAGTGGCTTGCCTACTAGGGCCTGTACGTTGCTCATGGAAGAACTGTACCACATCTGGCGCGAATGTGTCGAGCGTATGCTATAGTCCTTCTTCGTTCGGAAACGTTGGCGCTGGGACCGCCAAGTGGGCTGTAACCCCGCTGTCTCGTACTATGAGGTTCGATTCCTCACGTTTCCATTTCGGAGGGTACCGCCAAGGCGGCAAACTGGATTCGAAACCCAGGGCACGACTAACCGCGTGAGTGTTCGATTCGCTTACCCTCCGCTTTCCGGTAGGTTGCCAGAGCGGCCGAATGGACTGGTTTGCTAAACCAGCGAACATCTAATGGTGTTCCCAGGGTTCGAATCCCTGACCTACCGCTTAGTATCGCTCGTCGGTTGCGGCCGTCTAGAGCGAGGCGCACTCGGGAGCGCGCCAAAGTGCATCCCGCTTATGAGTGCGTGGCTGAGGGGCGAAGCCGGCGGTTGCAACCCGTCTCACGTTGGTTCGAATCCAACCGTGCTCTTCTCTTTCGGAAGGACCCAAAGGAGCGGTACTGCGCCTGGAAAGTGCTGAGGTCGGCGTGAGCCGGCGTGTGGGTTCGAGTCCCACTCCTTCCGCTCTAATGGTATCCTTCTCCTACTACAAAACCACGGGAAGGATGCACTGTACCAATGAATATCTCTGACGCATTGAACTTTGTCGAGAAGCTTGTGCCGGGCACTGTAGCTCACAAGATTGCAGCAGCCGAGCAACTTCTTGAGTCACATAAGGCAGAGTTCGTTCGTGCGACTTCTCAGCTTTCCGCGCTTGCTTCTCAGAGCGCTCAGCTTGAGAGCTACCTAGATACGGTCAAGAGCCGTATCGACACGTCTGAGAATGAGCTTGCGAAACTTACTTTTCCGCCGGCTGCACCAGCAGCAGCGCAGGCCACTCCTTTGCCGCTGGCTGCCCAGGAATCCCAGGCAGGCGGAGTAGTCACCAAGACTAACTAAGTCGTATGCACGATCACGCAGATTTACTTCTAGGCGAAGAGAACATCATCTAATCTGCGTGATCGTGCATAATTAATCAGTCCAAGTAGCTAGCTCGACTTTGGATTTCCAATAGCACTGAGCGTCGCCCTTAGTCGTAAGCTCATCAACCAACTCCCATTCCACGAGCTTCCGACACCACTTGAGTAGTTGTCGTTTGTCCTTCGGCGGCTTGAACCAAGGCTTAGTCTTGAACTGACCTATCAACTGGCCTTCTAGCCACGAAGTTCCTGCAACGGCCGTATCTCCCAGCGCCACTACGACGCCGAGATACTTTGCGGCCTCCTTGATCGGAAGCTGCTCGGGAATACAAATAGACGTGTCTCTGTACTCTCCTGGGTTGCCGAGCCGGCGCAGATACTCAGTGCCGCCGTCAACTGATAGCGCTCCACATAAACAAGATTTGAAATCATGTTTGTGTATCGACTTGATGTGGTCGCCACACAGCGTACATATGGCTTGGTTACGCAGGATCATAGTAGGTCTACCTTTCCGCAATCTGGGCAAAAACAGATAGTGATATTGTAGGAGCTTCCAAATTCGCGGCAATTAAGATGTGGGCACTCTTCACGCTCAAGCTCGCGTTCGTGCGCGAGACACATGAACATCAAAACACCCAGCAGGCCGGCGCAGACAAAGGCCAGATTTATCATTTGGCCTTGTTTCTGTTCTTGACACGTTCGGCTGTGAGTTCGGAATTGGCGCGATCAGCAATGTCTTGTGCCTCGCCATACTCCAAAGGACCGACCGCGAGTATGTCTTTTGATGACTCCTCTATTACCTCGTAGTTATTGAAGCCAAGGTAGCTTAGCTTGTACTTCTTCGTCCACGGAGGATAAATCGGAGCGCTCATTTCATATCCTTGTGGCGTATGACCTTGGCTCGATTGACAAGCCACTCGTTTGTGTTGAGCTTAGGCTGAGCAAGTACCTCGTGTAGTAGCTGCTTCTGCACGCGTCCGATTTCGCGGCCGTTCAAACCTAGCGCAACAAGTTCACGGCCACTTATATCAAGTTCCTTCGGACTTAGCGGCACATGGCCGGCGATGGCCCTGTCTTGCTCGTTGGCAATCCACGTCAGAACTTCTACAGCGGCCGTTGTGTCACCGCCCTTGCCGAGCACATCAGCCAGCCGATGCGTGATTAGGTCACGCAAAAGCTCGTCGCCAAGCTCTGCACGCAACTTGCGTACCTTGATCGGCCTAAAGTTCTCATGCAGCGGCAACATATGGCGCGCAATCAGTGTTTCAACGTCTTGGCGTAGCTTCTTTGGAGCGCCAAGGCGCGTTAGAGCAGCGTGCGCTTGCTTGACGCCCCATGCCTCGTGTGATTCAAGTGCGGCGATTGGTGCATTTAGCTCTACTGCTCGCTTTGGATCAAGCGCGTAGTAATGCTGAAGGCCGTCCTCGCCTGTCCAAGCCATCAAAGGCTTGCCGGAATCGTGGAAAAGTAGTGCCAAACGTACGCGAAGCGGCGCGTGTTGGTGCATATTAGCCGCCGCCTGCACAGCATCGAACGTGTGCTTGCTTGTTGTCTTCTCGTGGTAGCGCGAACGCTGCTCGAAGTCAAGCATTGGCACAAGCTCAGGCAGGAAAACCGCCATAACGCCTGTTTCGGCCATCAATTCCAGCGCCAAGCTTGGCCGACTGCCCATGAGCAGCTTGCAAAGCTCATCAAATGCGGTAGCAGAGACACCTTTCGTCGTCAGACCAGTTACGGCCGGCGCATGGTCGCACATTTGGTTGTGTGTAGTTCCTGACAGACAAAATCCTGGCAACGTAGAACAGAAACGCAGCGCTCGAAGCGTGCGAAGCGGGTCTTCCTTGAAGGAATCAGCATGTGTGGTGTTGATGAGTTTACGTTTTATATCATCAAGCCCACCAAGCGGATCAACATAGTGCTGAGAAGCGATGTTGAGGTAGATCGCATTCATTTTGAAGTCACGACGAAGAGCATCTTCCTCAAGTCGGATATCAGGCGAACAATGAATCTCGAAATCGTGCCGGCCGGGTCCAGTTGAGCGCTCTGTGCGCGGCAGAACAATCTCAAGCAAGCCGAGCCCCTTGACTGCGGCCCGTACACCTACCTCAACACCTGTGCGTAGCTTGAGCTTGCTCGGCTTAGCACCCGCGCGCCCGACAGCCGACCTAATCTCATTAAGCGTGGAGCCCCGAACCATATAGTCGGAGTCTTTGGAGCGCCGGCCGAGAACTTCGTCTCGGACTGAACCTCCAACGCGATATACCTCTGGCAAGCCAAGGCTCGCCATGAACTGATCGGGAGTTGTCTTCATGGGGGAACCGTACCACAGATTCGCTTGACGTGCAACACCGCAAAGAATCTGCTACAGTCTTCGGCAGAGACGCCTAGAGCACGTACAGCCCATTAGTTGCGTTCCTGGTGCGCGTAGGGTTGGAGAGCTAGCCCAGAGAGCGCACTCTTGCGACGGTCGTCCGGTTCCATCCCGAATTGGGACCGGACGACCCGACCTTTGGCACGAAGATGTGCTATGTTGTTCTTTCTGCTGCGGAGTGGTCTAACGGCATGATGGTGGGCCTTGAACCCATTCGATGCTGGTTCGAATCCAGCCTCCGCATTACCCTGGGGAGTGGTCTAATGGCAAGATGGACGGCTCTGACCCGGCCCGATGTAGGTTCGAATCCTACCTCCCCAGCTTCGATCTTGCGTGGTGTCAACGGCAGCACGACGGGCTGTTAACCCGTTAGGTCTAGGTTCGAATCCTAGCGCAAGAGCTTTTTCGGGATATAGCTCAGTCTGGTCAGAGCGCGCCGTTTGGGGCGGTGAAGCCGAAGGTTCAAATCCTTCTATCCCGACTCAACAGGATGTGACGCAGCCTGGTAGCGTGCCTCCCTCGGACGGAGGAAGCCGCTGGTTCAAATCCAGCCATCCTGACTTTAAGCGATTGTGGCGGAATGGTAGACGCCCTGCCTTGAGGAGGCAGTGTTCTTCGGAATGTGCAAGTTCGACTCTTGTCAATCGCATGAGCGTTCGTGGTGGAATTGGTATACACGCTGGTCTTAGAAGCCAGTGCCCATCGGGATTGAGGGTTCGACTCCCTCCGAACGTATACGCGAGTGTGGTGGAATTGGGATACGCAGTGCGTTCAAACCGCGCCGGCCGAAGGGCCATGTGGGTTCGACTCCCACCACTCGCATAACTCTCCGTAGCGTAATTGGATAGCGCGCTGGTCTACGAAACCAGAGGTTACAGGTTCGAATCCTGTCGGGGAGGCTTTACGCTGATGTAGCTCAGTTTGGTCAGAGCGTCCGCCTGTCGAGCGGAATGTCGTGGGTTCGAGTCCCATCATCAGCGCTACACTAGCGAGGGAGATAGGTCCCTCATAAAGGGCTTCCCGCGAGCCCACTAGTGACAACTCCTTACACGCGGATCGTGTCTCGGGCCTCCGAAGCCTGAGTGCTGAGTTCGACTCTCAGTAAGGGGATACACGGTGTCTGTGGTCTAAGTGGTTAAGTCCGCCGGTTGTGATCCGGTTCGATGCGGGTTCGAATCCCGTCAGACACCCTTTCGTGTGTCGTGTTACCCCCGATAGTGGGTGGGCACACGAAACCAGGGGAAGAGGTCATGGAGACCAAGCGGATTCCAAACCCGCAGGCCAGCGTTCGATTCGTTGCTTCCCCGCTCTACCCAGGATGTCTAGGTGACACGGCGGACTCATAAGCCGCGCGGTGCAGGTTCGAATCCTGCTCTTGGGACTTACTCCTTGCCCGTGGATCGGGACGGCGGACTTCTAATCTGTTAGGCTGAGTTCGATTCTCAGTAGGGAGATATGTCCTTGTGGCGTAATGGATAGCGCGTTTGCCTCCTAAGCGAATGGTTCGGGTTCGAATCCCGACAGGGACTTTGCAGACAGGTGGTCTAGTGACCATCCGGGCCTCATAAGCCTGGGAGCGAGGCGCGAATCCTCGGTCTGCTATACGCGGCGGTCGTCTAACTAGGACTAGGACCCCACGTTCTCAGCGTGGATAATGCGAGTTCGATTCTCGTTCGCCGTACTTGTAGGAATCACCCCGCTTGAAAGGCCCGCTGATATCAGCGGGCCTTTCCGCGTTAAACGCCGTGATGGAACTGAAGAGCGCGACGCTTGGCAGTCAAACGCAATCCATCTTCGTATGTCTGTTTGCAGCGCTTTTCGGACTGAGTTAGCTGATTGACCGCGCAATTTCGTTTGCGGTTAGCCTCCTCTACCTCAACTTGGACCTTAGCCATATCTTGCCTACGAAAATCCAAGTCCTGTTTGGTGATCGTCTGCCGAGTACCGTTAACATTCAACTCTTCCTCAAGTAGACGAGCAGCCCTAGCGATGTTGGCCTCGCGCAACGACGAATGCTCGAAAATCTCGAACGGAAACCTAATCCCGCCGATGGCAATGTCATTGGCTTTCGAATAGACGTGGTTGGTGTAGTCCATCGTCCCTGGGGTTACTCCAAGATCAGCCACATAACACGGCTTGTCTAGCTGCGGGAACGTAAGAATCTGTACGGCCGCTGGAATCTCTCTCCATTCGCCGTGATACGGGCCTCCCATCAAAAGGACTGACTGAGAGTGTTCGGCTCTCGTATGCCTTATATGGTTTGAGGCAAAGATCACAAACTCAACAAGCTCTTTGCGGCTGAGGTGTATGGTGCCGTTGTCTCTTTGGACAATTGTCACGCCACCGTCTAGGTTCTTGTGGACTTGGCAGCCGTTTGCTATTTCCTGAGTCAATTTTTCCTCTTCCTTTTTGTGGCCTTCATCTTCCAGAGCTTGCGGCGCTCCTTTTGGATGTCCTGAGAGGCGGTTTTAAGGCTCTCTGCGTCCAATCCAGTAGGATCGTAGGGGAATTTAGCTATCGCGCGCCGAATCGGCTTCATGGCGTCTCTAAGGCGCTCTAGCGCCAGCCTGATATCGGTCTCGCGCTGCCGGCTCCCGCGCTTGTTGCGCTTGGCGTGAAACTCACGCACAGCGCGAGCGTTCTCAATCGCCTTATCCGCGTCCTCAAGCATTTCAGTTTGGGTCTGCCTTAGCTTCATATCGGAAGCGTACCACATCGGCCGACTCTTTGCGGCCGTTATTTACGTGGTACGTTTGGGGTGCAAGTGGTACGAATGTACTCTTTGAGATTGGCTTAGTTATGCGGCTTGCGGCCACGAAGCCGTAGTAGACCCTCTTAGAGGGTCTACAGGTTAGTGGCGGCACGCCGTTCGGTGTTCGTGCTAATTGGGCTTCGTACCACTTAGCCAGTGGCGGCCGTAAACTTCTACTGGTGGATTTGAAGGAGCTTGCGCGCATTCAGGTAGAAGGAAAGGCCCTTGGGCCTCATCCTGCGTTCATGGACCCAGGAAGGCCGGTTGGGCTCACAGACCTGAATCTCGGCAAGGTCCCAGGCAAGAGTCCGAACGATGCGGTCCCAGGAGGGCCACGACTCGCGCAGCGCGGAGCCGGCCGCTACCTGAGTGCCTACGGCGGCAACCAAGCGATGGATTGGGTCATGGACTGCACGCGCTTCGTGGCAGATACGGTCGCCAGCGCCGAATACCACTTTGAGAAGCCTGCGCCTCTATCGCCGGTTCGCGTCCCTGGCGATCCTGTAGCTCCGCCGGAAGGCTTGGCACAGCTTCTTGAGAAGCCAAATCCGTATATGGATTACATCGAAATGATGGAACTGCTTGTGATGGACTTGCTGCTGGTAGGCAACTCGTATTGGTTCAAGTGGCGCAACAACGATGCCGGCCGTCCTCTGGCGCTCTACCGTCTAGCTCCGCCGTACGTTGAAGTCGTCACGAAGCCGTGGGGTCCAGCCGCATACGTCTACCAAATTCCAAATGCTGACAAGTTGGCGATTGAACCCAAGGATGTCATTCATTTCCGAATGGGAAACCCTGACCCGGAGAATCCGTACTACGGGGTTGGCCTGATCCAAGGTGCCGGCCGCGCAGCCGATCTTGAGATTGCTTTGACAGATACGCAGGCTTCGTTTATGGAGAACAAAGCGATGCCGTCTGTCGCTATTGAATCCGAGCGCCGCGTCCCCAGGGATGTATTCAAGAAGATTCGCGCTCAGCTACGCGCTCGTGCGGCCGGTCCTAAAAATGCGGGAGAACTTCTCGTGCTTGAGGCTGGGCTAAAGCTCAACTCGTTTGCTCCGAATGCTGGGGATGCTGGGTTTGCTGAGCTTTCGAAAATGAGCCGTGATCGTATCTTCTCGTGGTTCCGTATGAACCCGAAGCTCCTGGGAATCTCTGACGAGGCGACTACTGAACCGCTCCATGAAGCCCAACAGCACTTCGACGCAAAGACAGCACGGCCGCTGATGAACAAGCTTCAGAAGAAGATCACGGCCGAACTAGTTGCGGCTTGGGGACTAGTATACGCGATTGACTATGAATATCAACTATCACCAGAAGAGCAGGCACACATGGCGGGTTCGTTTGGGCAACTACCGGGCATCATTGTAGACGAGCTTCGCAAGCTCGCCGGACTTGGCCCGCACCCTGACAAAGAGATAGGCGAAATCACACTCAATCTGCCTGGCGAAGAGGCTGAAGGCGGCGAACTAGCAGAAGGCCAGGGTTTCCCTGATCCTGGCCTGCCGGGCGAGCCTGGGCGTCCGCCTAACCGCTCGAACACGAAAGCCTTTCCGAAGCCAGGTAAGGCTCTTCCGTCCGGCGCTAAGGCAATCGCCGGCAAAAAGGCACTAGACGATCTAGTTGAGAGTTTGCGTTTGAGTAACCGCAAGAACGGCAACATTCATAGCCGCAAGGCGAAAAGGTCGTTCAGTGTTGATGAAGTGCTTGGCCGTTTGCAGGAGATTGAGCATAAGGCATTGACACAGCCGGCAAAAGTCAGTGTGGGGCCAAAGCTTGATAGTGAGGTACGCCCAGAAGACGCGCTAGCAGGAAAGCGAGTCGAAGAGGTTGATGCCATCGTGTCTGACTTCGAAAGCGATCTGGGTAAGGCTGCGCGCGTGCTTGAGCGTGGACTTATAGATACAGCGGAGGGCAAGGCATTCAAGGCTTCTGATGTGGTCTCTCGCCTGCGCAACTCTGAGGCGTGGAAGAGCTTCAACGAACTTGCCACGGAAGCCTACGAGAAAGCGCTGCTGCGCGTGATGTCGGCCGCAGCGATTCATCATGCTCAGATCGGCCTCAAGCCGGCCGGCGAAATCGACTATGAAGCGCTCGTAGATGAGCTTGTGGCGCGCAAGGACTCTGGCGTCCAGGCGGTCACATCGACATTCAAGAAGAAGATTGCCGAGGCTGTGAAGGCCAACCGCACTAGCGAGTCTACGCTTGCGGACATTCAGGCCGAGGTCCAAGCGGCCGTAGCCGATTGGGTTGAGGGCGATGCTTCTGGCATAGCTCTGACTGAGGCGACGCGCGGCTACAACGAAGGTACGCTAGCGGTTGCTGAGGGCTCTGGCTATACTCATGTGGTGGTGAGCGACGGTACAGACAGCGATGAGCCTTGCGCAGAGGCAGACGGCCAGCTATGGACGATTGAGCAGGCCCGCGAGAATCCGCTTGAGCACCCGCGCTGTCGTAGAGCATTCGTCCCAGCGGTGGCGACCTAATGGCTACCAAGGGACGCGCACCACGTAAGCGCTCACCGCGTGCAGGAAACGCAGTTGGCGTCAAGGGCCATACTCGTTCGCCCCGTGGATCGAACTATTCCAAAGGCAGGCGCAAGCCAGTAGTTCGTGTCGATGGCTACAAACGTAAGAAGCCGGCGCACTAAGTCGTTTTCTGGTACGCTTCTCGGGTGAGCGAGCTTCAGTTCCTAGACAAGGGAAACGACGACTATGATCTGGTCTGCGGGCCGGTCAAGATTGAGTTTTCGCGTGGAGTGGACACCACTACTGAGCATCCTGTCTGGCGGCTGTGGGCTCTCAAAGTCAACGGAGAGTCGGTCTTTGGGTCGAGTACAGGACGAGTCCTGAAGCCGTCCAAATTCACGCGCTTTCTTGAGGACCAATATGAACTATCACCCTGACGATTACGTGGCGCTCTGCAACGCCATTGAAGCCGAAGGCGGAAACCTTCCACCAGAGCCATGCTCCGGCCATGTGTTTAGGCTCAAGCAGCCTGATCCATCTGGCAAAATGGTCTGGAAGTGTTTCTCTACTGTCCATTGCGACGAGTCGGCGCTAGCCGACGTTCCGTATGACCCGAAACTCCACGTCCGGCTGATGGATGATGAGGACTCAGACGTTTGCATTGTCGAGCATGTTGGTGAGAAACTTGACAAGGGTATGGTGCGCGTGTGCGCCGTGGACGACGCAATCGGGCTTTGGCCGCGTTTTCAGGGAGTAGTATCTAGTAGGTCGTACCAGAACCCTTGAGAGGATTGAAATGGCTATAGTCGTGACTATGAAGGACGTGCTCACGCAGCGCGAACTTGACGAGGATTACACACAGGCGATGAATCAACTGAATATGGCTTCCGCGCAGGGGAAGACGTTTATGTCGATGGATGATATGAACGGCGGTCACGTCATGGTCAACGTCCCGAACATTCTCATCATTGAGGAGGTGGCGGAGTAATGCCTGCACCTGCCGTCACATGCGTTCTCGTAGCGGCTGTGCTGCTTGCTCTGTTCAATCCAATTTTGGGCGCGATCCTGGCGCTAGTAGCCGGCGCTATTGAGTTCTTTCTGCCGACGCTAGCCGCGTGATTCAGTTCGGCCGCAGATGTGCGATGGGCTGTGAGACGTGGCCTGATGACGACGAGTACGAGATTTGCCCAACTTGTCGAACAGAGACAAAACGATATCGAGGAGTCAAACCTTTGGACAAGAAAGACGCACTTAGCACAAAGCGCCATGCTGAATTTGAGAGCTATTACGCTTCCCAGCATGAGCCTGATTTGACTCCATTGACTGACGAGGACTGTGCGGCTCTCGGCATTGAAATCGTGCATCCTGCATGACCCGCGAAGAAATCATAGCTCTCACGTCTGAATGGCAGGCCCGGCTAGGGCTCGACCAGTGGATGATTGATGTTCGCTTTGAGGAGCCTGAAGAAGAGACAGCAGCGATGGAGTGCCATCGGTCTTCTCAGTATGAGCAGGCCACGCTAGTTGTCAAGCCTGACTTGGTTGATTGGGCGAAGCCTGAAGAGTGGTTTGGTCCTGAGCTAGATGACTTCTTTCTTGAGAAGAGCATCGTTCACGAGCTTCTTCATTGCCACACGCGAGACATTCGTAGAGTTGAAGACACCTTTGAAGAGAAGCTACATAAAGATGTGTACGAGGTAGTAGAGGCGTCATATGTGCGCGCCGAGGAGCAGCTTGTAGATAGGCTGGCGGTAGCACTGGTACGTGCGTGGAACGATTGATTACGCGCTCGTACCATGTGCTCCGAATCTTGCTAGTATTCCTAAATCGCTCTTCACCGCTTTGAGGGTGACACATAGACCAAAACACACCTTCAGCAGGAGGATCAGTTGCACTCTCAGACGTTCGATTCGCCATTCGCGCAAAGCATTTACGAGGCACGATACAAGCATCCCCAGGATGGCGATTGGAACGGGACTAGCAAGCGTGTCGTAGGAGCCGTCACAGGGGCTCTCTACGGGGCTCCTAGCGCCCAAGGCAACGTATCCTTCATACAAGACGTGGCAGACCGGCTATATGGCCTCCACAGCCGCCGGCAGTTCATCGCTGGCGGGCGCTATCTATACGCAGCCGGACGTGACCTGCATCAAGTCTGCAACTGCGTTCTACTGCGCGCCGAGGATTCCCGTGAGGGTTGGGCTGACTTGGCTTACAAGAGCGCTATGGCGTTGATGACCGGCGCTGGGATTGGTGTCTGGTATGGAGATATCCGTGAGTCTGGGGCTCCGATCAGTCGTACCGGGGGCACAGCCTCCGGGCCACAGGCGCTCATGCAGCTTGTGAACGACCAGGGACGTTGCTATCTACAGGGCGGGAATCGCCGCTCGGCTATATGGGCTGGGCTTCCTTGGTGGCATCCCGATATCTTTGCATTTATTACTTGCAAGGATTGGTCTGATGAGATTCGTGCGCTCAAGGAAAAGGACTGGAATTTCCCTGCGCCGATGGACACGACGAACATTAGTGTTACGCTAGATGACGCCTTCTTTCACTGCCTTGAGCACGAGAACGCTTTGCGCGACCGCTGTGATGCAATTGCTCCTGACGGAGGAGACTGGCATTCTTGGGCGAATCGCGTGTATAAGACAGCGGTCGGCCACATGCTCAAGCACGGCGAGCCTGGTTTCACGATTGACACAGGCCAATACAAAGACGAGGTTCTGCGCAACGCCTGCACAGAGATAACTTCTGCGGACGATTCTGACATCTGCAATTTGGGTAGCCTGGTGATGCCACGCTTTGAGTCGCCTGCACAGTTCGGCGGCGCAGTGCGCGATGCTGTGCTGTTCTTGACAGCCGGCAGCCTCTACTCAGATGTGCCCTACGACAAGATCAAGGAAGTGCGTGACAAGAATCGCCGGCTTGGCCTGGGCTTGATTGGCGTCCATGAGTTCCTAATCAAGAAGGGCGTGAAATATGGCACAGACGACGCTTTTGACGTATTGTCTCCCTACATGGAGCAATATTCCCGTGCGCTTGAGTATGCGAACGAACAGCAGGACAAGCTTGGTCTATCGCGCTCTATTGCTGCTACTGCCATAGCTCCTAACGGCACAATCGGCATTATTGCCGAGTCCACACCATCGGCTGATCCTCTCTTCTCTGCCGCTGAGAAGCGAAATGTCGTCGTGGCTAAACCAAACGCCAACTACCACACTCAGCATGTGGTCGTTGACCCTACGGCCGCGCGCCTTGTACGAGAAGGAATCAAGCCAGAGCAAATAGAGGACGCGCACACGCTCTCTCTCATGCCAGAGCGCCGCATGGCGCAACAGGCGTATTTGCAAGCACACACCGATCATGCCATCAGTTCTACAGTGAATCTTGCTAAACCTATCACTGACGAGGAGGAAAGTAGTACGTTTAGCAATGTAATGCTACGTTTCTTGCCTGATCTGCGTGGCATTACTGTGTATCCAGATGGTGCGCGTGCCGGCCAACCACGCAATCCAGTTGACCTTGCATGGGCGCTTGAGCACGAGGGAACCGTGTTTGAGGGCAATGAGGAAACCTGCGTCGGTGGCGTCTGTGGTGTATAGTTAGTCTCTCCTACACACACAAAAGGAGAAAACTGAATGTCTGAGCAAATTACTTCACGTATTTGGTGTGACCGCGCTTCCTATTATGTAGTTGGAAGTGTTTCAGAGGTTGAGAAACAACTGTCGTGGGCTTTGGAGGACGCAGAGACTCCTCAAAGGCGTACTCCGTTTGTCTACTTTGACAGAGCCACAAAGGCTAATACGCAAATTGCGATCAACGCAAGCAAGGTGTCTTCTGTCGAACCATCCGAGCTAGAGTAGGCTCTGGCACTCAGCAAAGTAGATTATTCTTATGGCTGCTCCTACAGTAACTTCAGTAACTAACAACGGTGGTCCTCCTACGGGTGGAACAACAGTCATTATTGCCGGCACGGAATTCACAGGCGCTACGTCTGTTTCCTTCGGTAAATTGGCGGCTGCGTCGTTCAAAGTAGAATCTGCTACTGAAATCAAAGCTGTAAGTCCTCAGAGCATTAATGCGAACGGGACTAAGTACATCACTGGTCCTGTTGGGGTTGTTGTTAGCACGCCATCAGGCGCTAATGCCGGCACGTCCGAAACAACAGAAACATTTGTGTTCTGGCCTGTTTCTTCGGCCACCAAGGCAAGCGGTCGCCTCTTTGAGTCTGTTCCTGTAGGTTCCCTAAAAGTAGCAGAAATCAAATCTCCTGCTTCGTATTTGAAGTTTGCAGGGGCCGAAACACTAAAGGTTGCGTTGCAGGGAGACTATTCTCCGTATGACTACGTGACTGTAGAGACAAACTTTGGCGAAATTGAAGGTACTCCTAAAGTCAAGGTTGCCCTTGAAGATTCCTTTGATGGCGGCAAAACTTGGGAGGCATCTGCGTCGTTTGCTGAAACGGCTGCAATCGCCGCTGCAACCCCTGTCTTTACGGCGGCAAACTTTGAAGGTAAACAGTTCGGGCCTCAACTTCGCTTGTCTCTGAAATCTGAAGCTGCCGGCGGTGTGGCAGGCACATTCACGGTTTATACGCAGACATCTAGCGTTCTGAAGAAATAGCCACTACTTGTAAGTTGTCTTCGAGCCGCCTTCGGGCGGCTCGTTGTCGTTGTGGGACGTATTATTTGTGTATGGATTTGCCAACAGAGCTTTTCGTTCGTACGCTCGACAGCGATAGCGACATTGTTGCCTTCAATTTCCCGTTCCAACTAGAGGCTAAGGCCCTAGAGGACGGCACACCAGGAAACGTAGTTACAGAGCTTGACGACGGGGACTTGATTATCGAGGGTTGGGCTGCAACGTTTGATGGAGTTGACCGCCAAGGCGAGAACTTCACTGACGGAGCTTTCCAGCGTGGCATCAAGGCATTCCTGAGTGGTCCGGCCGCTTTGTGTTTCCACCACAAACACGAAAAGATTCTCGGCAAGGTACTTGACCTTGAAGAGGTTGAGGGCAAGGGCCTTCGTATGCGCGCCCGAGTAGATGGTGCGATTCGCACACATCCTGAGCTTGGCACGTACTACAACCAGATCAAGAAAGGCACTCTCACTGCTTTGAGCGTCGGCGGCTTCTTCAAGCGTAAGCTTACAAAGCTGGGAACCCGCATTTCTGATATGGACTTCACAGAGATTAGCGTTACGCCAGTTCCCGTGCATTCTGCGCCGGCCTTTTCTATTGTCGCCGGAAAGGCGCTAGGAGATATTGTCGTGCCTGAGCCTACTCAGTCCGAGTTGGTCGGAGACTTTAGTGGTATCTCTGACTTGCTGAACAGCCTTGATTCTACGTTGGACACAATAAGCACTAGGTACCCAGAGGGAAAGTCCGTGAAGGGCAGCCCTGAAGATTTGTGGTTCCTAGCATTGCTTTTGAAGCTTGAGCAGCAGACCAATTCCCTGTCTACGACTAAGGATAATGGGCATGGTGCTGAAGATGAGCGTATCGACGCTCTTGTGGCACGAGTAAAGAACTACCTTGATGGAATCGCGCGTGAAGCACATGCTTTGGCCGCAGAACTAGGACCACTTCCTCAAATTGAAACCTGCTAGTTTCGATTTGTCACACTGACCACTAAATTTAGGAATAGACATGGAGACCACAGAGCAGATCACAGCGAAGATTACTGAGCTTCAGGAGAAGGCAACTGCTCTCCTAGCTACAGCAGAGGCAGACAACGGCCAGGTAGCAGAGGTCAAGGGTCTGATTGAGAAAGACATCAAGCCACAGCTTGACCTCCTTTTCAAGGAGCGTGACACCGCTCTCAACGCTGAAGAGGTAAAGTCTCTTACTGCCGAGGTTGGAACGCTTCAGGAGATTATCGCTAACCTCCGTAAGCCAGGCGAGGGATTCGTTGTAGCAGCAACCACAGAGGGTAAGGCTGCGGACGATCCTGACAACCCATACACAACGGGCGAGTTCTCTCCGTATGTGGACATTCATCTTGCCAACAAAGGTAATCCGGCAGCCCAGGAGCGTCTTGCTCTAGGTGCCAAGTCTTACTCTGACGCTGGGTTTAGCACCACAGCAGAGGGCAAGGCTATGACTGAGGGCACCGGCTCTCAGGGTGGATACCTTGTTCAGCCGCTTCTTGAGCGTCAGCTAGTTCTCGCTCGTGAGCAGGACAACGTTCTTCGTGGGCTTTGCTCTTCTCTGAATGTCAACACTAACGCAATCCAGCTTGACCAGCTAGGACTCAGCACGACTGCCGGATGGGTAGCCGAGCTTGCAACGAAGCCTGAGAGCACAGCGATGACACTGGCTACGATCACGGCTTCCGTGTTCACAGCAGCCGGTCTTGCTACGATTTCTAACCAGCTTCTTCAGGATTCCAACCCGGCCGTAGACCAGTTGGTAACAACTGATCTTGCGAAGCGCCTTGTTGCTCTTGAAGAGACAGCGTTTATGATCGGTTCCGGCACAGGACAGCCACTTGGCATCCTGAACACTCCGGGCATCGGTACTACGACGATCACGGAAGCTTCTCCGAAAGACCCTGCTGCTGAAGGCGCGCTACTGGATAAAATCCTTGACGCAATCGCTTCGGTACAGACTTCTTGGGGTCAGCCGTCCGCAATTGTCATGCACCCGCGAACCTGGACTCGTATCCTCAAGTCCCGTGACTCGGTAGGCCACTACACGATTGCCCCGCGCAGCAACTTCGGTGCAGGTTACGACCCAAGCACTCCGCGCACATTCGTCAACGGTCCTCAGCAGACACTATTTGGAGTAGAAGTCATTCTGTCCAACCGTGTCCCGACTAACCTTGGAGCAGGCACAAACGAGTCCCGTGTCATCATCGGTGACTTCCGTGAGGCTTTGATCCTTGACCGCCAGGGAATCACAGTTGACGAGAGCCCGCACGTCTACTTCACGACCAACCAGACCGTATTCCGTGCCGAGAGCCGCGTAGGCTTCACGGCAGCCCGTAGCCCGCTGGCGTTCAACGTAATTGGCGGCACAGGACTGGCAAACGGCTAAGGGGAAAGAACATGGCTGACGAGACAACAACTACAACTGACACAACCGCTGCTGACACGACTAGCGCAGTGACTCCCGCTGCGCCAGTCACACCAGTAACGCCACCGCTACCAGATGGTGCGTCTGCTACGGAGCCTTCTGCGGCCGTAACAGACCCAGATGGTCCGGTTAGCGTACAGGTTACGTCCGGTACGACAACGGCTCAGGTTCAGGGTACGCCGGCTGCTCCGCAGTCTGTAGTCCCGGTACATGAGACGCACGTCAAAGCGGATCGTGTCATCACAGACACCAGTGACCCTCTTGCAGTGCAGGTCCCGCCGCAAGGTCGGGGCGATGCTCTGACGCCAATCGGTGCTGCTTACGCCGATGCCCGTGCGCCAGAGGATGTTTTCGCTGCTGAGTAAGTAACCGCCATACTCTCCTCCCTCTCGAAGCCGGCCTTGTGCCGGTTTCGCCATTTCTAAGACTAAACTTGTTCTATGGCTAAATTTCCCAGCAAAGAAAAAACAGGAGAAGGCGAAGCTACCCCTCTTTCTTTTCATTCTCTGACTGGTATAGCAGCCTTTGGGGAACCATATAGAGCCCCAGCGGCAGCGTTGACAGACCAAGGACTAGTTTGTCTTCGAGGTCTTGGTGAAGCTAAAACATATACCGCCGGACAGGCAGTCGCTCAGATAGCTAGCAACACCATGTGGCCGAAAGCTAAGGTGCTTATTACCTGCGGCAACGGAAATATTCCTGGTTTGTTTACTTTGTTGGCTGTGCTTCCTGACGGAAAAATAGCAGCAACACTAGAAATTGTTTCTTGGATTCCTGTGTTTGACGACAAAGTATTCGACACACAGTAAGCTATAGATATGTCTTACATTCCGGCAAACCCAGGACAGCATGTAGAGAGCGCCGTTGATGGTGCTGAAACTGGACTTGTAGGGACGATTACTGTTGAAGTAATCAAGCTATCTGACGACACAGTAGCAATTGCACCTTCTACAGCCGGGATCAGCGAGGTCCCTGCCGGGTCTGGCATCTACTACACAAGGATTACTGCTCCTGCTACGGCTGGTTCCTATGCGATTGTATGGAAGGATGGCAGTGGGCACGTAGCCTCTGACGTCCTAGAAGTGTTTTCTGGTCCTGCACCAGGCACTACCGAACCTCCTAATCTCATAACCCTAGACGAACTAAAGGCTGCCATGAACATAGCAGCCGGCGACCCTGACACAGTACGCGATGCAAAACTAATATCAGCGATTGAAGGCGCTTCGGCCGCTATCCGTAAGTTTGCTGATCGCGCGTTTGGGCTTCCAGAAACCCCAGGAATCCGCACATATGAGTATGACTCTTCTGGGTTCCTAGACATTGACGACTGTATGTCTGTGACGGCCGTAGCCTTTATCTTCGGCGGCTTTGAAACTCCGATTGATACGTTCTACTGGCGTCCTGAGCCCCAGGAAGGCCCACCATACAACTACCTCACGATTCCTCATTGGGCCGGCATCTATAGCCCGCAGATGGGCTTTAACTACAATCTTGATGTGGTTTCTAGGGATCGTGGTTGGCCTGGGTTGATTCCTACCGTGAAGGTAACGGCTGCCTGGGGTTGGCCGACTGTGCCAGCCGATGTCAAGCGTGCAACTATATGGACGGCCGCTGTGATGTCTGAGAAGCCAGAGGAGTATGTCTCCGAGAGCATCGCTGGGTACTCTTACACCACGTCTAACCGCACTTCCGGCGCTCCACAGGCCATCCCACCACAGGCGCAAGACATTCTAGCGTCCTACGTTAGATTCCAAATCTAAAGGAGTCTAAAATGGGCGACATCGCCGTCTCGAATAAGGTGATCGCGCGTAATGGATTCGGCCGCTTCATTGCTGAATGCAAGCTGGCTGGCGCTGAGACGATGAAAGACATCGCTGAGAAAGGCGCTGATCTGTCACGCCAATTTGCGCCAAAGGGCCACAAGCCTGATCCTCGTACGCCTCGCATTGTGGATTCTATTAGGTCGTCCTCTACGGCCACTACTGCGCATTGGGAGGCGGACGCTCGCCATGCTCTATACCAAGAGAAAGGCGCTGGTCCTCACGAGATTACTGGCGCTGTGTCGTTCTTCTGGGAAAAGATGGGGCGAATGTGGCGTCCCGGCAGTAATATGATTCAGCACCCAGGAAACCCAGCACACCCATATCTACGGCCGGCTTATCTGATTATGATGTCAACTTGGATGGATTACGCGAAGCGCTACTATCCTGGGTAGAATAGACTAGTGACTGAAGTAATCGCACCTGAGACTACAGCGCGTAAAGCGTTGATAACAGCGCTTGAAACAGAGTTTGCGGCTGACCAATTCCCTGTAAAGGATGATAAGCTGCATCCGTCTCTGGGCGACTCTCGTACCATGCTTGGTGTGTATCCAGAACGCTCCACGGCTAATGCTCGTGACAAGTTTGTGAACGAGTATGAGATAGTGGTACAGTTCTTTGGTAAGTACACGCTTGAGGTTGACCGCGAACAGACTGTATCCCCTACTGTCATAGAGACTCAGGCTGAGCGATTCAGGCAGTCTATTCGCTCCGGGGCTGATCCCAGGACGGGCGCTGTGTGGTACTTTGACCTTCTGAGAATCGTCTATCCAGACGACCCAACTGGCAACAAGACACGCTTTGAAGCAACAGTGGTTGCTCGCGGAAATAACTCGGCTTTGATCGAGACTTCTGGCTAACGGTTTTTGTCGTCCCACCAGCTATTCTTTATCTCATGGCTACAATCACAAAGTCTGCTGACGCGCCAAGCGGCGTAGAAAACTTTTCCGTTGGCAACGTAGACTTTACGCTGAGTTCCGCTACTCCGAAGTTTGTCACTGATGACCAAGCTGTTATCGGTAATGCGCGCGTAAACGCTTGGCTTGACGTTGAGTATGACACCCCGCCAGTAGACCCGGATGCTCCGCCGGTTGACAAGAACGACCCGCACACTAACCCGGAAGCTGACCATTTGAGCGCTCAGGCTTCGCCAGAGGCAAAGGCAGCAGCCGCAGCCAACCAAGCTGCCATTGAAGAGGTCGTTACAGGTGAGCAAAGCGTAAGCGCCGGCTCTCCGCCAGTCGGACAGGCAGTTGCAGACGCTCTCACGATTATCGGCGTTGCAGCCAAGCCAGAGCTTCCGTTCGCGGAAGACCCATCTGCGCCAGGTGCAACTCCTCCGGTTGAGCCAGTTTCCACGAAAACTGAAAATACTTCCCCAGCAGTAGCTTCCACGTCTTCCTCTAGCTCTGCTCCAACGGTAGACACAACTTCACCAGCAGCTACGCCGGCCGCTTCGTCGTCTAGCTCTGCAACACCAACGACAGGAGCATCTAGCTAATGGCCGGTCTACGCGGGAATACAGCATGGTTGATGTACCAGAAGCAGACAGTCAAGGGTACACCAGCTACCGTTGAAGCCCTCAAGGCTTTCAAGTCTCCGTATGTTGGCGGCGCGATTGCACCTACCCGTGAATTTGACCAGCTAGCAGAGACCGACTCCAACCGTGACCAGGGAGTATCCTTCGTCAAGACCGGCGGCGTTTCTGGCAACCCAGAAGTCTATGTTCGTGATGCTAGCATTGGGGCTTTCCTTTTCTACGTGCTAGGCGCTGATGCCGTAACGGGTGCAGCTAACTACACGCATACGATCACGGCCGCTCAGTCGATTCCTTATGTCACATTCTGGAATGATCTATCTGACACGCTCTTTGAGCGTCATCAGGATTGTTTCCTTTCGTCCCTTGAGGTCAAGACTAGCGCAGGGCAGCCGCTCACAGCGCAGGCTAACATCATGGGGCTCAAGAGCACGCGTCTTACTTCTGATCCGTCTACCTCTCCGGTAATTAGCCTTCAAAACGGCTATGTATACAACTACAACAACGCGACTGTCACGCTTGGCGGTGGAGCAACTGCGCTGATTTCCAGCATGGACTTGACCATCGACAACAACGTCACAGTACAGCAAACGGATGACTTCCTTCCGTATGATGTTGTTGTTGGGCAGCGCCAGATCAGCCTTTCGTTCGACATCATTTTCGAAACTCTTGCTGAGTACAACAAGTTCCATTACGGCGGGGAATCGGGAACCGAAATCTCTAACCAGATTTTCACTACGTCTGCTGACTTCCAGTTTGACAACGGCGCAAACAATCAGGTCAAGTTCACGCTTCCGACTATTGCTTACGAGGAGTTCCCGGTAGCGCCAGACGCTTCCGGTGCCCCGATCACAGCTTCCGTCCGTGCTGTGGGTCAGCGTCCGACATCCGGCAGCATCATCACGGCTGTCGTGAAGAATCAGGTAGCTAGCTACTAAGAGGAATGAAATGGCGAACAAATACCAGACTAAACCAGACCCACGTCTTACAAAGCCAGGATTCGGACAGAGCCCGCTTGCTTCTGTGACTGTCACAGGACAGGGAACAGTTTCCAAGCCTGTGCCCCCGGCTCGTCCGACCTTCAAAAGGTCTCTGAAGCCAGCACCTAAGCCGGCCAACGCGCCAGGTTATTCGGGCACGATCTAAGATGGCGGCTAAGAAGGGCAAAGTCCCTCCTCAGTTCCTTCCAGGCTACAAAAAGAAGGCTACGGCCGCAAAACCAGCCAAGAAGACTCGAAAGAAGTCTTCCAAGAAGAAATAAGAAGAGCCCCGTTAGGGGCTCTTCTTTTTGGCTAGTCATGGCCTAGCATTGATGTATGGCCGATCACAGCCTTAACGCACAGGTCGATCTAGCTCTCGCTAACGCTAAGCGCGTCTCTAAAGAGAGTAGGATTGTAGTACGCGACCTTGCGCGTATCAGAGACACACTAAACACCGTACAGTCCGAGGAGGACACAACGAATGCCGACAGCACTAGACAGTCCAGCTAAGCCCACTTCGCTAGCGCAGTGGAAGAAGAACAAAACTCACACGATCACATTGCCTTCTAGCACGGTCGTTGAGATTGAGGTTCCCGACCTTCCTGGCCTTGTAAAGACAGGCCAGATTCCAAACGAGCTTGTTGATATGGCTATCAAGGTAGCCGCCGGCAAGCGTGATGTTACACGCGAGGACATCGTTCAGCAAGCAGACTTCTTCAACAAGCTCTGCGTGCTTACTGTGAAGGCACCAACCGTCACAGAAGAGGACTTTTCCAGCGGCGCTATTCCTTTTGAGGACAAGGAAATGATAGTGGAGATTGCTACCAGGCAACGCGATCTTGATGCCGTTGGACATCATTTGGCAGGATTGGAGAGTGTAAAAGAGTGGCGCTCCTTTCGTGGCCTCCCCTATAGCTACGAGGATTCTGGCGATTAGCAAGGAGGCTGGACGGCCGTTTCCAAAATTCTCAGATGACGATGTGATCGACTACATGGTCACTGAGGCAGTCACATTGAAGTATTTGCAGGAAAGAAAAGCTGCCGAAGAGGAAGCAAAGAAGAAGGATTGGCAGAAAAATACAGACGATCTAAGGCAGCGCGTAGGAGCATGATGTACTCATTCACAGCAATCGAGACCGCACGAAACGTACTATACGTTTCGTGCGGTCGTTGTGATCTAGGGGGTGAAATCATATGACAGAGGTTGCAAAAGGCGATATCAATATCACCCTAAACGACGGTGATGCTCGCGCTGGCCTAGATCGTGTAGAGGCAGAGTTTCAGGCCAAAATGGCGGCTATCAGCCGCATGGAGGCTAAGGCTAAGATCGACGCGGAGACCGCACGCTTCGATGAGGCTGTTGATCGCGTAAAAGCTAAGATCGACTCGCTCAAGGCTGAGCGTGCAGAGGTAGTCGTCAAGGCTAATAAGGATGACCTTGACCGCAAGATAGCGGCTGCTGAACTTTCTCTCACTCGCTTGAATGGCCGCAAGGCTGAGGTCAAGATCGAGGTACAAGGTGCCGAGAAGGCTCTTGCGGCCGAGGCTGCAATCGCCAAGGCTGAGTCTGACCGTCAGAAAGCATACGACACTTATTCTCGCCGCCGCGCGCAAGTTCAGGCAGCGGAGGCTCGTGCTTCTAAGGATGCTGAAAAGGCAGCTTATCTTGAGAGCACAGCAGCCACGCGCGCTGAGCTTGCGGCAGCCAAGCAACAGCAGCGAATCGCTCAGCTTCGCAAGGAGTACGCCGGCCTTACAGACAAGATCGAGAAGGTTGCGCAGCAGCGTACGCCGTTTGGTAAGGAGGCGAAGATCAAGCTTGGCCTTGATGAGGACTTCCTACGCTCGCGCATGGCGGCTGTGAAGGCGGAGCTAAATGCTATTGGTGGGCACCCGCCGGTACACGTCAAGGTTGACACCGATGAGGGATTCTTGCAGCGCACGAAGATCAAACTGCTTGGATTCCTGAATGACATCGGCAACAAGGCCGACAACATCGGCAACATCCGTATCAGCGCCGGACCGATTTCCGGCACGGCGCGAACACTTGCGGCTGCGGCGGCGGCCCTATCTCCGATCCTAACGAGCCTTGGAGGAGGGCTCGTGTCCCTGATTGGGGTACTAGGGACAGGCTTTGTTGGAGCCGCTAGTGTGGCTAGTGGTGTAGTTACCGGACTTGCACTCAACTTTGGTGGAATGTTTGCTGCTCTCAAGCCGGCAATCGCTGATTTCTCTGCGGCTGAGGCGGCTACTAAGGCTTACGCTACTGCCATTCAGAAGTACGGCAAGGATTCCAAGCAAGCCAAGACAGCCCAGGACCAGATGAATTCGACGCTGAAGAGCGTCAGCCCGCAAGCCCGTGATGCTGCAATCGGGCTACACCTGATGAGCACAGAGTGGGCACACCTAACAGGTGCAACGGCCAAGCGTGACTTCGGTTCTGTGCTCTCCCACGGAATCGAAACTGCCGCGAAGCTCATGCCAGGGCTTGCGCACAACACAGACACAACTATGAACATCGTATCCTCGCGCTTGGATAACGTGCTGGCTAAGATGCGCTCCCCGAGTGGTATCAAAATGTTTGATTCCCTGGGGTCTAGCGCTAACAAGTTCCTTTTGCCGGCGCTGTCTGGGCTTCAGCACATTGGAGCGGCTTTCATCCACGTAGGCGAGGCGGGCGCACGTATCTTTGCTGGTCCGGCCGGCGATGGATTCCGCAAATGGGCGTCCGATCTTGACAAGGCAACTCAGCCTGGCGCTAAGCTCGACGGTGAGATTACGCGCCTGGGCTCGCACGCTGGCGACTTGATACACCTATTCGGCTCACTCGGTAAACTACTTGGCACTGTCCTAAACGGCAGCGCGGATGCGGGCGACAATCTCGTGCGCTCCATGAGCCACGCTACTGATTCGTGGAACAAATTCTTGCAGACTGGTAAGGGTCAGCAGGATATGACGCGCTTCTTCAACCGCTCGGCTGATGATGTGAAGGCGTTGGCCGGCGCGCTTGGCCCGCTTATCGCTTCGTTTGTGCAGTGGAGCAACCTACTTGCCCCATTCACTACAGGACTTCTACACGGAATTAGCTTTGTGGCAAGGCTCATTGAGGGCATCACAAAACTAGTGGGTCTAGGTGGCCCACTAGGCGCTCTTGGAGCGACCATCGGTGCGATCTTTGCGGTCAATAAGATTGGCAGCTTTATTGGGATGCTTGTCAAGGCTGTGTCCTTGATGCGTGAGCTTGGCGCAATAGGAACAATCAAGGCTCTAGGTACTGGCGCGTTCAACATTGGAAGCGGTCTAGTCGGCGGGGCTCGCACGGCCGGCGCAACCATAGCTGTGTCGATGACGGAGGCTGGCTCGGCCGTAGCCGCTGAGATACGCGCCGCGCTGATGAGCGGCGGCGCAGCAGCAGGGGCGGAGATTGGCACCGCTGAGGCAGCAGGTGGAGCGGCCGGCGGCGCTGCAAGTGCGGCTGAGGGTGCCGCTGGGGCAGCCGCAGGCGGCGGCTTGCTCGGCAAGGGCCTCAACTTTGTCAAGGGAATCTTCGGTGCAGGCGGCGGAGCAGCGGCAGCGTCCGAGATCGGCACCGCTGAGGTCGCCACAGAGGGCCTTACAGCGTCCGTAGCGGGCCTCGGAGCCGTCCTGGCACCTGAGACCCTTGGAATCTCTGCTTTGGTAGCAGGAGCCGGCCTACTAGCCTTCCACTTCCTCAAAACCAAGGATGCCGCGTCTGAACTTGAAGGTCAGCTACACCAGGGAGCCACGGCTAACGCGCGTCTCAAGGCTTCCTGGGGTGGCCTAACGACGGCGATGACTGAATCTGGGTCTCAGCTACACGCCTCCAACATTGGCTTGAAGGAACTCAAGGAGCAGCTTGACCATACACACAAGGGCACAGTAGAGCACGAGCGCGCCGAACTATCCTACAACGAAGCCCTGCGTCAGAACATCCGCCTGCGCAGCGAATACCAGACACAATCTAAAGCCGCCGAAACTGCATCAGGTAAGGACGTTGAAGGTCTTGAAAAGGCTGTTGCTGCTACGCAGAAGCTCTCTGCGTCTAAGCACCAGCAGATGAAGGAAGACAAGACTAAGCTCGGCGGAGTCAAGGAGTTTTCTGACGCCAAGGAACTTGCCAAGATCGAAGAACAGCGTATCTACCAGGCTGGTCAGCTTACGCAAGCATTGAACCGCCAGGCTGCCGTTAGTTCTAACCTCGTACGCTCGTACCGTGGCTTGCCTGAACTTTCCAAGCAGGCTGAACAGGCCATTGGCAACCTAGCGCGAACCGGCAGCAAGCCAATCGCGCTGAAAATCGCAACCAAGTTCACAAGCAGCAACGACGTGGCGTCTGTCTCCAAGGCTGCAAGCTCGGCACTTGGCGCTGGCCTAAGCCAGAAGGTCGTTATGAAGGTTGTGGCGGATGCGTCTAGCGCTAAGCAGGCTCTTCAGTCTCTATCGAATGCTCAGATTGCAGCTAAGTACGTTCACATCAGCGCCTCGGACGGCCCGAAGGTTGTGGCACTTCTACAGCACATTGATGGCATCAAACTGTCTGCTAAGCAGGTAGCGATTATTAGTCACGGTGGCCCTGCGGCCGTGGCGACGCTAGATCACATACTTGGAATCAAAATCCCAACCAAGAACAGCAACATTGTTGGACACGATGGCGTCTCTGCCATAGCCCGCCGCGCGGCTGCTGCAATCCTGGGCGTTCCGACTCAGCACAACTCCAAAGTTACGGCCGATGTTTCTGGCCTTGGGGCTGTGCAGTCTCTAGGAGACGCAATCGCCGGCATTGCTTCCAAGACAGTAACAATCGCCACTCATACGGTCAACACGGTGACTAATGCGGTCAGCAAAGTATTTGGCAAAGCAGAGGGCGGCGTTCACGAACCTTGGGAAAAGACAACCGGCGGAAAGTACAATCGTCCGACGCTGCTTGTAGGTGAGGAGAACCGCAACGAGTATGTCATCGCTACTAATCCTGCTTACCGTGGGGACAACGTTGTTTACCTGAAGGAAGCTGCGGACGCTCTCGGCTACAACGTGGACGAAGCCGCTAAGGGCAAGAAATCGGCTAAAAAAGCGCCGGCTAAAAAAGGTAAAGGCAAAGCAGCCACCGGAGACTCTGCGCCAGGAACAGGCACGACCGCTAAAGCAATCGTCGCTCTGAAAATACCAGACCCGTACTCGGCTGCGGCCGTGCCGATGGGCCAGGTAGAAGAAATAACCAGCAAGATCGACCAGGCTCTAAGCTCTGAGAAAAACAAGCTTGTCACGCTCAAGAATCAGAAGGACTCTGCTCTGAAGTCTTTGCATCATGCGAAGGAATCAGAGCACGGCAAGAAGGGCAAGAGCCTTGCATCCGCTAAGAAATCTACTAAGCACGCAGAAGAAACTCTTGCGGAATACGAGCGCGGCATTCGCGTAGTCGAGAAGACCGGCGGTGTATATCGTCACGTCAACTACAAGTCCATTCCACAACTAGAAGCTGACTCTAGGACGGCGCACGCCGACAAGGGAAGGCTAGAGGCAGCCAACAAAGAAATTGAACATCTGAACAATGTGATCGGTACAGATCAAACACGACTTCAGAACATTGCTTCCGAATACAACAGGACAGGAGACAATAAACTCAAGGAAGGCGCAAATGGCTGGAATGCAATCCTGGGAGACCGTCGTGGATCAATCGGTAAGCTACAGGGCATCCTTGGCAATGCTAAGCGTACGGCGCAGGCTATCGCTTCCAAGTACCCTAGCGCAGCCTTTACGGCGCTAATAGACAGCATTGAAAAAGAAGAAGCTGCAACTGAAAGCGCGAGCGTTGAAACTACTTCGATGGAAACTTACGGCCCAGAAGGATCGTCTGCTGCCGAAGCTGAAGGTCCCCCGAGCGCCGACAAGTATGTTGAAGAGCTTGGGATGAAGGGCACCCTAGCGAGCCTAAACAAGGCTTACGCTATTGCGCAAACCAACAACATGCCAGACAATCCGAACACGCCTCAGAACGAGGAGCTTCCAACGATTCAGGATGACCTTGCGTCCTCCTTGAACCTACAAAGCTTTTGGGAAGGTGTGCTTGCTAAGGCTGAGGCAGGCGGAGCACCGGACGAAACAATCACTGAAATTGCTAACGATGTGACATCCGCCCGTGGCACGTATCAGGGGCTTGCAGAACAAGTCGCCCAGGATAAGGGCGTCGCTGAAAGCAACGCTTACAACGATATGGTAAACTTTAGCCAAGTTCGTCAGGAACTCTATACCAACTACGGCGGTAACTTCAAGCCTATTTGGGCGCAGGCTCCTACGCAAGTGCCGGCACAGCCAGCTTTCACGGGCGGCGGCGGACAAAACGCCGTAGCCCAAACCACAGCACAGCCAAACGTAGTGAACATGCACGTAAACAACCACTTCCAGCAGCCACCACCTGAGCCGCACGCCTGGTCTCAGGGCGTTGCCTGGGAGCTTGGGGCTGCGTTGTAATGGCCGCTGTAAACCCAATCATAAACCCAGGATTCTCGCATGACGGCAATGGGGCTACGTCTGCGTTTGGCTGGCGCACCACATCATCTTTCTTCGTCAACTTGGGAGCAACCACTTTGGTGCAGCAAATTCCTGGGTATAGCCAGTCTGCAAGTATTTTTGGCCTAACAAGCTATTGCAACATAACGACTGCCGGCACAGCTACATTTGAAGGAACAATGATCGAAGAAATTCCTGTTGTAGAAGGAATTCCGATCACTGTATGGTTCTCGGTGTATGAAGAAATTGCCGGGCATAAACTTGAAGCGGGTCTTGGTTCTAGCGTTGTAGGCAATAACCTTGTTGCATGGACGCAGACTGCTCTAGGTTGGAATCGTCGCTTTGTTACGCTGACACCGACTAAAACAGGAACAGCCTTTTTTACAATTCGTACTCCTGTTACGCCTGCTGCACTGAAAATAATCTTTACTGCTGTTAGCGCCACTGAAAGTTATGTAGATGGTGATGTTGAGGGATACGAATGGGCCGGCGCTGCTGGAAAGTCTGCTACAAACTTCTGGAACAGGCTTAACCATCCTGGGGCTATTCTGCCGTCCGGTCCTCAGCTTTCGACCAAGTACACGCTCACCGGCCCGGACGGAACTATTGCGACGTTCAACGACCCATTCGATCCTAACTTCGTTGGCTCTATCACGGAAGCTACTGGACTTGATTCGCCGGAAGTGCGCGAGAACGCGGAGAACATCACAGGCATGGACGGTGGTGTTCATGGAAGTTTCTTCCACGGTCGTCGCCCGATTACTCTTTCTGGCACGATATACAACGTCACCAGCAATGAAGATCGTAACATCAAGATCACCAAACTGCTTCAGGCTTCAAATGCCATGCGCGAAGATGCCACGCTGGAATGGACACCGGCCGGCGGAGAACGACAGTTTGTGAAAGTACGCCGTCAACAGGCTTGCCGTATTACAGGTGGATGGTCTAAGAGCTTTCAGCTTTTGATGGTAGCGGCCGATCCTCGTCTCTATGGCACTACCGCTCAGAGCGCAAATGTTTTTCCGGCTATTGTTCAGCAACTACTTTCCACTGGTATACATCCCAAGGCAGTTGCCACAGATGGCGTGCATGTTTATTGGTGCTCGGGAGAAGCTTTCATTGGTCGGGCTACCATTTCAGGAGGTTCCGTTGAACCTAAATGGGTCACTATAGCTGAATCCTCTAATGGGGTTGCTGTAGATGCTGGTCACGTCTATTGGAACAGCACAAAAGGCATAGGTCGCTGCACAGTTGCGGGAGGAACAATCGAAAGTGTGTGGCAGGCTGTAACTACCGGCGGCGCAGGTATTGCAGTTGACGCAGGTCATATTTATTGGGCCAAGGAATTTGCTATCGGCCGCATGACGGTTGCCGGCGGCACTATCGAAGCTAACTGGTTGTTTCCGCTCAACAATGTATCCGGTATTTGTGTTGATGCTGGGCATATATATTGGGCTGATCGTAAAAATGGCTTGATTGGGCGTGCCACAATAGCCGGAGCAAGCATAGAAAACTCTTGGATCTCTAAAGGAGGCAATGAACCCGCTTATCCTTGCGTTAGTGCCACAAATATCTATTGGTGCTGCTACGCAGGTGGTCAGGTAAGACGGGCTGACCTTAATGGCGAAAACATAATGGAAGACTTCATCAACTCTGGCGCGGCCGGCCCATATGGAAGTGCGATCACTGGAACAGGCGAAACAGCTACCCTCTTTATTACGAACTTCAATGAAGGTACGATCTCCTCTGTGCCAATCACAGGGTATAAGGTAGTTACTAATACAGGTAGTGTTATCACTTACCCGCTAATAATATTTACAGGCAAACCACGTAACTTTGAAGTAGTCAATGCCACAACCAAACAACAGGTTGTTATCAACTACAACCCAGCATTGTCTATTCAGCTTGCGGGAGGTTTGTCCAGCGGCGTCTCCTATGTAGCAAACGACGGCAGCACATTTTGGTACACATACAACTCAATTGCTTTTGGTAAGATAGGCATAAATGGAACAGGACTAAATAACACATGGAATAGCCTCACGCCTGCTGTTCCGTCAGGTCTAGCAGCAAATGGGACTAAGATGTATGTCTGCTTCAACAACCCAGGGGGAGGCAACTACAGTGTTCACTCAACCCTAAAGGGCTTTTTCTCTGATGAATTTGTGTTTACTGCAACTTTGCCAGAAGAAATCTTTGGCATAGCCGCGAATGAATCAAATCTATTCTATGGGGACAGAACCAACATCAACAGGACGACCCTAACTGGAACTGAAAAAACAACAATCATTGCCGGCGCTAATATGCTCAAAGGCTCAGGGATTCTTGTAACAGCCACAAAACTATGGTGGGCTACTACTACAGGAGAAATCAAGGAATCTCTTCTCAGCGGAGCCAGCCCTAAAACAATCGTTTCTGGGACTAAAGCTACTAGTATAGCTGTAGATGCTGGACATATTTACTGGACTAATACTGCCAGCGGCACCATAGGCCGCTCTACAATAACTGGCACGGAAGTAGAAAATGAATGGGTTGCTGGACAAGCTGAACCACGAGGCATATTCGTTAGCGCGTCTAACGCCACATGGATTAATGCTCTCACAGGCACAGTGAACACAATTAGTCTGACAGAACCTACATTTACCGGCGTTATTGACACGCTAAACCGGACGGTATCAACGGCTACCGGCTCTATCTATGGCTCGGTCAACTTTGCTGCTACTGAATGGTTTGGGCTAGTGCCTGGGGAAAATAGGATTGAGATTGTGGCACAATTGAAAGCCGAAAGTATGAGCGCTATTGTGGAATGGCGCAACGCCTGGATTTAGCATGACTGAATGGTCCTGGCAACTAACTGATTCAACATTTAAGCCTCTTGGAGATATACTTAATTTCCGTGAAGCTAAGCTAACTCTACCGTTGAACAAAGTTAACACGGCTAGCTTTAACATTAGGCTAGACAATCCACTAGCCGTAAGCATGATTAGCGACCTCGGCTATTTGAAGATTTACCGGAACAAGGTACTACTCTTCTACGGCCCGCTTATCACCGTGGCAGAAGTAGGAGCAGGAGACAATGCGACCATTCAAGTCAATGCTTCTGGTCCTGAGTGGATATTTACTCAACGTCTACGCGGTCGTCAGGCTTCAGGTATCAAAACGCTGGGAGCCAATGCTAGGTCTGCCAAGTTCATCGAACATCTTGCTTCTGCCAACGCTGAGGGTGAGACGCATATTGACTACACGACAGGACCAATTAGCGGCGGCAGTACGGCCATCTACGAATCCACGCCTTACAGAACGCTAGCCGAAGTGCTAGATGATATGTCCAACACGGCTGAAGGCTTCGATTGGGACATCATCCCGCAGGAGAACTACATCAATGGCCTAGTGGTGAGCCAAAAGATCGGGCGTATTATCATCGCCAATGAGATTAACGTCGAACAGGCCAACGCTGTGTTTGAGTGGGGAGTCGGCCGCAATAACATTGCTTCGTTTACGCGCACGGTAGATCGTACGACTTTGGCTAACCGTGCTTACAACTTTACTGCCGCAGGCCCGGAAGCGGCCGGCGCTCCGACTGTGAGTGCTGAAAATGCCTCAAGCATTTCGACATATGGTCTACAGGAAGCTCTTGTTACGGCCAACATCTTGAACACAACTCTACGGCAAGCTCTCGTCAATGAGAATATTGAAGTCCGCAAGAATCCACGTCAGACAATAGTCTTTCAGCCGTCCACGAATGTTGCACCTAATGCTTTGACTGGCGTCTCTCCTGTCCCTAGTGTCGGTGTTGATTACAAAATCGGAGACAGTGTGCGCGTGCGTATCGTACAGAAGGAAGTGATACACTTCGATGCAATGGTGCGTGTGTGGGGAGCGGAATACGCGCTCGATGAAAACTTCAAGGAGACACAGACACTAACGTTGTCTAACACAAGCTAAAATGGGCCTAAGAAATCCTCAGCCAATCAACCGCGAACAGGCTATGGCCCAACGCCTAGCTGAAATTGAACAGCGCTTGACTCAGATTGAAGGGGCGCGCACTACAGCATGGAATGGTCTTCCATTCAATGCTGGCTTTGCCAACTACGAATTGGGCAACGTCACTTGTAAGTATTCGAAGGATTCTAATGGCATCGTTCGGATACAAGGACTTGTTAAAGCAACTAGCCCTTACTCATATGGGGCAACTATCGCTACGCTGCCGGAAGGCTATCGTCCGGCACTGAACATCCTTTTCCCGTCTTTCTACTTTGATGGGACGAATGTTGGTAGTGCATACGTTCCTGTCAGGTCCGATGGGACTATCTTGATAGGAGGCTCAATTGGCGGTACGACTAATACTGGCGCTACTGGCTCTTGGATTTCCCTTTACAGCATATCTTTCGTCGCAAGTCTGGGATAAGTGATAGACTACTTGTATGGCTCGCTCTCCTCTTAGTATTCTCTCGCCGGCTTATCACATCGTCAATTACTACGACGTTCCGATTTACCGTGCCCAGGCTTGGGCTCTACTTGATGCCCGTTACCACGGACAAAAGTTTAGAGTGTCCAGCGGTGATCGTAGGCGCTCTACAATCTCTTCGTTTAACCGCAAGTACGGCACTAATCTCCACGACCAGCAGTATCTCTATGAAGGGTTTGCCAAAGGTCTACCAGGCTTTTTGCCTGCAAATCCGCCTAATCGTGGAACTCACTTGCTGATCGGGGATGGAGTAGTCGGCCGCCTTTACGAGAAACTACAGCCGTTCCAGCTTGGCATAGACGTAGAAAGCGCCGGCCGTCCGAACGACTGCGGTCCTCTTGTGGACTGGCTAAACCGTAGTGGATACGACGTGTACCGTCCGTACCCGACAACCTCTGAGGCGCATCATATGTGCTTCCGTCGCTCGCCTGTGGCTAACGCCCGCAAGCGCCTTGCAAACTACTACCGAACTAAAAGGTAAAGCATGGCAAAGCCGACACTTGTAGCATCCCGAGCAATTTGGCGCGCACGCGAGAACTATCGTTATGGGCAGTGGTTCAAGTACCGCCACCAGACAGGAACCCCAGCGATCCACTCCCTGCGTGCGAAGTGGTGGGTGCTCTACTCCGAAGCTCATCAGAAGCGTGTCGCCCTAGATCGCAAGCTTGCACAACAGAAAGCAAAGTTCTCCAACGCCAGAGAAGTCAGCGATCATGGTGTCAACTTCATCAAGCACTTCGAGGGATTCAGCGGCACGATCTATCACGACAGCGTTGGCGTGCCGACAGTTGGCTATGGTCACACAGAGAATGTCCATCCTGGCGCAGTGTGGGCCAAGGGTCAACGTCGTGCCGGCCGTCTGACAGAGCCGGAGGCAACGACTCTTCTTCACAACGATCTAAACCAGCATTACGCGCCAGCCGTGCGTGCCATCGGCGTCAAACTAGATCAGAATGAGTTTGATGCACTAACCAGCTTCGTCTACAACGTAGGCGTTGGTGGAGTTAGCACAAGCACTCATGTAGGCAAAAACCTACGGGACAAAAACTACCGCGCTGCTGCTAACTCTTTGCTAGAATGGTCAAGGGCCGGCGGGAAAGTGCTACAAGGGCTATTGAATCGTCGTGAGGCGGAGAGAAACCTATTCTTGACCTAACAGAGAGGGAGAAGACTCTTTGGCTTGCTGGCCTCTTGGATGGAGAGGGTTGTTTTCGCGCAATGAAGGCTAAGGATGGCTGGCGTCCTAATCTACGCGTTAGCCTCCAAATGACTGACATAGATATATTGGAACGAGCAGCAGAGTACACCAACTATAAAGGCACAATCTGTTGTGATGGGCGTAAGAATAGGCCCAAAGAGAAGCCAGTTTATGCAGTCCAGTGGGGGGCGCAACAAGCAGAAACTTTGATGCTCCGTGTGCTACCATTTATGGGAGACAGGCGTAAAGCTAAGATCGAAGAATGCTTGGCTCAGGAGCTTAGTCATCATCCACGTAAGGAGAATTGAAAGACTATGGCAGATACACTAGGCCCAGAGTCGGCCGCTACACCAGATACCCCAGCAGGGCAGACTTCACAGGCGGTGCAGGACAACGCTGTAGCCGCTGTTGAGGACGTTGTTAGGTCCCCTGGGGTTGCTAGCGGAGTAGAGGCATTGCAGGCAGCGGAGGCAGTTGCCGCAAGCCCTACTGTCCATGCCCTTGAGACGGATCTTCCGCCTCTCATCAAGGAGTCAAAGGCAGGATGGAAGACAACTGAGTTTTGGGCCGGCATTGCTGCGGCACTGAACGACGTTATCTCTACGCTGCCGCCAACTGATAAGGTTGCGCTAACCGGCCTAGCGGCTGTTTACGCAGTAGCGCGTGGCATTGCGAAGAACGGCATTCCGTTCGTCTCCTCGCCAGGCGCACCGGAGTAGCCCATGTGGGTTGAGGAGGATGAGATTGATGAGCTTGGCGCGTTCGAGCAATTCTCTCACCACCAGCTATACAAGACAGTTCAACGACTCGTACGAAAGGTAAACAAACTAGTGACCGATCTAACCGCGCTTCAGGTGGCAGTGAAGGCAGCACAGGACGCAGATGCAGCAGCTTCTACGGAGCTTGCTTCTCTTGCGGACAAGGTTGCTGCGCTTGAGGCAGGCAACGTCACGCAGGACCAGATCGACGGCTTGACCGCTGATCTGACGGCCGCAAGCAACACGCTTGCTGCTGCAACGACTGGCGCTGAGACACCGGCAGACCAGACGTCTCCTGCTGATGCACCTGTCGATGCTGCGCCAACCACAGACACGCCGGCCCAGCCGGACGTGACACCAGTAGACCCAGCCAATCCGGCAGGCATTGATCCGGCTGCACCAGCAGCGGATCAAGCCGCAACAGGAGTAACCACTACAACGACTACCCCGTAGGTTGAAGTCTTCCTAACCGCAAGGAAAGGAGGCGATCCATCTAGCCAAAGGGCCGCTCACTGAGCGGCCCTTTGTGTGCCTAAAGTGACGCTTTAAGCCCGTATACGGCCGTAAGGCATCAGATAAGACGCATTAGCGCTCGCCAGTCCACGCAGACATTCGACCCATCAGCATTGCCGTGGTGTCTGCCTCTATCGTTACGCTGACAGGAATGCCCGTGTCGGACGCTTCCTCATCAAGTAGGTAGTCGTACTCATCCTCCTCGTCTTCCTCTTCTGGGTCGTCGTCAGACGCAGATATGGACGTGACATCTGGGGCTCCCTCCTGCACGATCCCCCAATGTTGCAGCATCTTAGCGGCCACACAATCGTCGTGCTGACCCTCTGGCGCAGAGTAGGTCCAGCGGCCGGCGTCCGTGATTTTGTACGTGTAGTTCTCGAACTCGTGAATTTCTTCGCCTTCAAATAGCCGCACTTGCCCGTCTTCCAAGTCCTTTGAAAGCTGAGTGACCATGTGTTGCTTGGTTTTGGTGAAATTTATGCCGACGACATCGAAGCCGTCTGCTTCCATTTCCTCTACGATAGGGTCGCCTACGCCGGTCGAATCCATCAAGAGCGTCACATGCGTAGCTCCTTCTTTCTTCAACTGCTTTACAAATTGCTTTAGGCGCTCGCGTTGGACTTTCCAGGCGACCTCGTTGAAACGATCAAACCCGCAAGGCGTCATATCGCTAGAGTTGCCAGCACTGAACACAGTGAAATCATTTGTCTTCGCCAAGTCAACCCCAACGACAACTCTTCCCTGGGGTCGCATTTGCTCTATGATGATATCGGCGTTGAACCTGAACACGCTGCCGGCGGAAGCGATGAACTCAGCTAGAACCTCCTGCTGGAACGTCACAAGCGGCATCGTCGCCTTCATATCCTCTATCTCAGATGGCGGCAAGTGTGGGTTAGCGGCCGTGGGGAAGCGCCATGACTTGTAGCCAGTGCCGTCCTTCTGGCCTCGTAGCCATAGGTAGTAGAACCAGTTGCGCCCACGCGGCGTAGAGATCATCAGGGCTTGGCCCTCACGGTCGATCAGCGTAGGACGCACGACCGTCTCCCAGACGTGCTTAGGCATAGTAGCCGCCTCGTCCAGCACCACGTAATCGACGCCCTCTCCAAGCATTCCCTCTGGACGCTCGGCGGAGTAGAACTCCATCTTACTGCCGTTTTGGAACTTCAGTACGACACTGCGGCCGGCGTCAAACGCTGAATCGTTCGGCGGAGCGTGGGTTAGTACGTTGTCTGGAAGCTGGCGTAGAACCTCTTTATATCCACGCTTGACAACCTTGTATGTGGGCGCAACCCACCACACCATCTGATTATGTGAGCGACACTTCTTTAGCGCCTTCTTAGCGCCAACCACAGTCTTTCCGAATCGACGGCCGCAGCACACGATCTGAAAGCGTGTTTCGTCTTCCATAATCTCCTGCTGACCGCCCGCGTGGGGTATGACTACCTTGGCTTGCAGTTTTTCTAGGAGCGCCCTAGCGCCCTCTGGGTCGGCCTCTGCCAAGGCGCGTAGCTTGTTAGAAGCCACCGGCTACCCCTTGGCTGGCTGACGCGCTAGAAGCTCCTGTAGCTCCTTAGCAAACTCAGGATTCTCCTCAATCTCATCCATTGCATCGTTGATCGTTTTGGCGTCCGTCTTGCCTCCCTGGGTTTGCAGTCTGAATGCTCCGCCAAGGAACTCCTTACGAATCTTCAACAGCGTGTCGGTGTCAAGCTGCTCAGCGTCTTGTAGGCGCTGCTCGATGATGGAATCAGTCCTGCGCGCAATACGGAGAACGCGATCTTCTATCAGCTTTAGGGAAGCAGCCCGGACGCGAGGATCGCGCTTATAGTTAGTGATCGACCGCGTACTAACTCCGAAAACCTCTGCAAGCTCTCCGTTTGTAGCACCATCACAGAGAGATATAACGAACAGATCAAACTTGGCCTCGTCATCTAGCACTGGACTTTGCGCAGCGCCTCGGCGTGGGTCAGGCCCACCAGTGAAAGGCTTCAAGTTGGAAGTGTTGTCAGCCATGTGTATTAATTATAGACTGAAGTACGCCCGAATCGTGCCGTCTGAGTGCTTGAGTCGGCAGCTTGCCAGGTGGTCGCCGGCCGCTAGGCATAGCCTGTCTGCTAGGTCTAGGTTGATCGTGTCAGTGTGCAGTGAGAGCACCCGGTAGACTGTGCGTGTGCTGGTTTCTGCCTTCTCTGCTATCAAAGAGACTGAAGAACCTGAGTCATCATCGTCAGGCCGGACGACAGGCTGTAGCACAGCAGCCACATCACAAGTAAGCACGCGCGGCTCACCCTGCCCATTGATGCTTTCCTCGGGTTGAGGATCGTAGTCTCCTAGTAGTTGTACTCTCATGGTCACGGCTCTCTGGTCGGTTTGGTTTTCTAGTCACCATAACCATGACCATAAGAAATACTATATCAGCTTTCGCTTAGAAAGTCTTTGAACTTCTGCCAAGGAGAGCGATTGTCTTTCTTAGGCGGCGGCTCATCCTTGTAAAGCTCAAACGTAGAGAAGATCGCCGCGTTGTTTGCGTGTGCCTTGTCGAGCACAGCGCAGCCGATAGCAGTGATACTTAGCGGCGCAATCTCTGTATGTCCCTCATCAATGATAGTTACCAAAGGAATGTCCCGAGCGGTAAGATATGCCTCGATGTTGCGCATATGGTTCTCGTCTCTCCCGAGCAGGACAATCTTCTTGTAGTGACCGCCTCGATACCACAGCCGGAAGATGTTGCTTTCCTGGTCAGAAATGCGGTACGCCTCGACGGCTGCATGAGCAGCCTGCGCCGCAATCTTCCCAGGAGACATCCACAGGCCACGGTTTACGAAGAGGTACATACACGGATCAATCATGCAAATGACACCGTAAACGCCGTTGGTCCTGCCTGCAAGTCATTACGAGTAATCGTCAAGGTTTCGTTGGGCACCATTTTGATGAGCATTTCACGCAGTTCAACCGACGCGCGCAATACGACATCCTCATCAGTGCGAGCGAACTGTCCAAAGTACAGCTTATGAGGCATCAGCGTTTCCTAAATCCTATCGTGTAGAGAATCACATGCCACCAGGCTTTAAGCGTCATAGAAGTCACGGCGCTGTTGCAGCTTGAATTTGTCAAGAAATTCGCCCCAGGTTCCCCAGGAAAATATCAGCCCACACCATCCTAGATTGAGCACGATGTTCTTGCCGTTCTTCATCACATGATCCCTGGGGTCGATCACTTCTTTGTCCCGTCTGGTATCTGAAGGTTCACGCCACGTATCTCAACTTGGTAGTAGAAAACTCCGTGCATGATGCTGTCGTTCTGATGCCGATTTTCGTGTAGCGGCCGGACGAACAACTCCTTGGCTCCGCCAGCCATAGCGCGCTCCTTGATCGAAGCAGGCTGCTTATGAAGCTCAACTTGATGCAGCGCGCATGTGAAAGTGAGCGCCCCGATCAATTGTGATGTGCGGAATTCATCAAACGCCAAGTCTTTTGCGGCCCACGGGTACAAAGCGAACTTCTCACACACGACAAGCTCTATCTGTCCTACATTGTCCTCAGCATTGACACCGGCCGCAAGCAGATCGGTCTCGCCAGTAGCGAGCGGACCTACGTTGTCTTTGATTGCGTCGTAGACATCGTGAGCAAACGCCCAGAGCGGTGTCTGACCGCCACCAAGTAGGCGCTCACCCTTCCAGAGTGACCAACCAGTAGTCTCACCGGGATCAACACAAAGCCAACGGCTGTTATTGTCCATTCAGAATGACCTCTAGTTGACGGCGGCACGAAGCAAGCATCAAATCTATGAGAGCATCCCTGAATTTGAAATCAAATTGTGCATCCTTCAGCATCGCTGAGGCAACGGGGATTTCTAGCCCTACTGTAGTGACTGTGTTGTCTGGATTAGGCTCCACTTGAAATGTCCTCCAATAGGTTGCGGATTCTGTCCCCAGCACAAGCACGACGAATTTCTTCCTCGGCGGAGTCAATGAGTTGGAGGATCAAGTCCTCTTTGGCTCCAAGGTGGTCTACGACGGCTTCCTCTACCAACTGCTTGTCCAAAGGCAGAGCTATAAGTAGTGCTGCGGGAGGATTACCCATCAAAGTCACCTAGCGCTGTCTCAAGGATGTTCGACGCGCTTAGCGCGCGTCTGATTGCTTGTTCGGCTTGCACGCCTAGCTGTTTGACGAGGATAGCGTTGCAGTCGTCGTCGGCTACAGCCGCCCGTATGTCATCCTCTGATACATCAGTGATGGTAAGCTGTAGAGTGAAATACTTACCGGGAGGTTGTAGATTCGCGCTAGTCTGCATACCTAAAGGTTATCAGGTTAGCCTTTGAGACGCCAGAGTATGCGGCCGGTCCACGAGCAACTTGCGCCTGCCAAGTATGCTGCCACGGGAGCGTACAAATCAATCACCCTCGGAAGCCCTTCAACGGAATCACCGCCGGCTCCGATGTCATCCTTCGTTATCCACTTGCGCCTGTGCGTGACCGGACTGAGGACACGAACGCGCGTGCCATTTGGCAGGCCACCCATCGCGCTTCCCATACCAAGCTCAGCAAAGCCCCAAGGATTCCCAGGGAGGTAAGTACCACGATATCCTTTGGTTTGGCTTTCGTCACAGAAGCCGCCGTAAATGCTCGCGCCCGCCTCATGCCAGTGTATCTTTTCCGCTGCTGATGTTCCTGTGATCCCTGGGGTTGTGGAAAAAGCGAGTGTGAGACTGAGTGCCGCTAGGGCGTTACGAAGTCTGATAGACGAACAACTCCTTTAGATTGCGGGTACGACGGAAATAGAGTGACGATGACGAGCGGAAATGTACCGCGCCGGCACCTGTAGCTCTTTGCCGTCCTCAAGTGGGATCGTAGTCAGCCCCAGCGTGTGAGACTCAGAGCGCACACGACCGGCGGCAATGATCTTCTTTGCGCCGCCAACAGTGTTTGCCTCTTTACGATCCATCAGCCACCTTACAAGGTCAATGTAGACCGGCAGCGTATCTTTGCGGAGCGCTTTCCGCAACTTTTTAAGCTTCTTTGCGTTACGACGATTGCGCTTACTCATCTTCTATCACCAACTCCACTATGTTGTTCCTCGGAGGGTACGCATCATAAGACTTGATGATCGTCATAACTTCGAGACCATAGCACTCCTTGACAGATTCCGCTAGCGCACTAAGCACAGCAGAGAAATCATGGTAGTTGCCGTTTTCAGCCTCGGCCGCCCACTCTTCTATTTGGGCTACAGCCGCGCTACGAAGCATCTGGCTCAGCTTTCTTTGGGTAACACGCAACGACGCCTGCCTCAAGCGTCTTCTTCATGCGCAGGAGGCGTTTTGCCTCTTGCTCTGGCGTCCTGTTGCGCTGACGATAGAGACGACGCTTGCGCTTTGCCTCTATGCGCTGCGCGCGTGTCTTATACGGCTTCAAGCGGAGTCTCCTGGCGCGTCTCCGACTTGACAAGGCCGGCGGCTGCGTCCTCTGCGCGGAATATCGACTCAGGGCTCGGACCTGGCTCGATGACCTCGATTGTATGAGTCAGCGGCCGGACCTTTGCAGGTTCGGAGACTACCTCGTAGTCCTGTTCAAGCTCGCCCTGCGGACGATCAAGAACCTCACCAAAGCTAAGTGGCTTGAAGGAAAGCTTGTCTCCTTGCTGACCTACCCACTCACCCATACGAACATTAGTCTGAATCGGGCTCGGCCCGATGATCTGAATGTCGTTGTACGCAGTAAGGTCAGGCTCTCCACTCTCTGGCTCCTCAAATGGAACCTTACGGGATAGGATGGTGCCGGCTGGGTAACTCACAGTGATGTTCCTCTCTTCTTGATTAGGTCTGAGCGCTTAACAGCTAGACGCTTGCGCCTCTCTTTAAGTTCATACAGGGTTGTGGCGTAAAGCTCCTCATCAATGCCTTCTATTGCCTCGGTAAGCTCAGCAATACGGCGCGAATAAAGCTCAATTCTTAGCTCTCTGCGTTTGTCTAGATATCCCACGTTACCCCTATCGTACCAGATCAGACGTTACCAAGATGGTGAATCAACGTTACTGTCAATGCGTCCGTGGCGCGCTCTATCTCGTGAATGAACCGCCGAACATACAGCTTAGCGGCTTCTGGACTGTAACCGTTCTTACCTTCAAGCCCCGCAACATGGATTTTATGCAGACAAGCATGGATCAACTCATGCACCAAAACCTCATTGACAAGTTCGTTAGACCAATCCTGCCAGTTAGAAGCAAAAAGCACCTGGCCGTAGTCATAGTCGGCCGGCATGATTATTTCGGCCTCTTGGCTCTCTTTATTTGGTTGTTGGTCAAAGCAAAGATCAAACTGCCAATGCCGCAGGCGTAGACGCTTCACCCACTTAGCAAAGATGTCTTCAACATCTTTCTCTGTCAAAGGTACATCGTTGCTCAAGAGGATGTCGCGCATAGCACCAACGTATCTTCTCTGTCTTTGATGTCAAGAGCCTCAACCCAAGCAACAGCCACGGCGGCGACTTGCACAAGCTCTTCGCGCAAGTCGCCGTGGCCTTTGCCGGCCTCCTCGTTGCCTGGTATGCGAGTCAGTACCTCTTGCGCTGACTCACCTACCTCCTCTGTGAGGATCGCAAGCCAGACAGGATCAGGCAACTCCCGCTGTGAGCCCCACTTAGCGTCTTGACGCTGGCGCTCAGCGTAGACGCTCTCAAGGGCCTTGATCGTGTCTCCGTTTACCGTCATGCCTGTGCCCAATTCGGGACGAACAGTTTGCCGTCTTTCATTGGCTTAGCGTCAGACCAACGGTCAACGATGTCACCCTCGGCGTCAAGCGGCACTATTGCTTTGTCCCCTACCCATAGCTTCCCTCCTGGTTGCGCTTGCTCAGTCAGACGCTTGATGATTAGCTGCTTTACTTCCTCAGCGTCTTTCTCAGGTACATGGGCCACGACCTCATCGTGAACCAAAGCCACCACAGGAACACCGTCCTTGTGTAGACTTACAACCGCGTCCTTTAGCACCTGCGCGGCTGTTCCCTGAATCAGATAGTTGACGAACTTGTACGCTTCCTTGCGTGGGTTGTCACAGCGGTAGCGACGACCCCACATATCCTTGATGTACCCCTGGTCTTGCAGTCGAAATTCTACACGCTGCTGTAGCTTTTCAACCTCGGGGTAAGCATCGTAGTAGCGACGGCGCATGAGACGCGCTTCTGCCTGGTCTACGCGCTGCTGACGCTTGATCGTACGCAAGCCGCCGCCGTAGACAATGGAGAAGTTGAACGTCTTTCCGCGCTGACGGGCGCTCTCGACTGCGCCGCCGGCACGCTTGCGGTCCTTGATCCCGATGAACTCGGCAGTCTGGACGTGAAGGTCTGCGCCTTCCCGCACAGCATCAAGCATCCGGCCTTCGCCCGCGTAGGCAGCGAACAACCGCATCTCAATGTTGCTCAGATCGCACGCTACAAGCTTGTAGCCCTCTTCTGCACACACGTTGTAGCGCAGCCGTAGATCGTCTCGTGGCTGGTTCTGCATGTTCGGCGCAGAGCAGGACATACGGCCTGTGCGCGCACCTACCTGGCGGTAGTTGGCGTGGATACGGCCGTCTGGTCCGACGAACGGCTCGAACCACATGCGCAGGCCAGAGTCATAGTGCCTGCCGATGTACGGTCGGACGTATGTGCTCAATGTCTTGAACTCAGCGCGGAACTCCAAGATGGCCGTAGCAAGCTCGTCATCGACGGCTTCTAGGTTCTCTTTGTCCGCCGACTTCACCACGCCATCTGACGTTGCCATGTAGGACATATCTGCGCCACGATCTTCGAGCGCTTTGATGACCTGAGCAGACGACTTTGGGTTGAAGTCCTCTGAGCCGGCGAGGCGCTGAACGTTCTCCTCAAGGGCGTCCAGTTTGTTGATTACCTCTACCTCTAGCTTGCGATAGCCAAGCTCATCTGCCGGCAGCCCGCGCTTCTCCATCGCGTACAGAGCGTCAAGTACCTCGCGCTCAAAGTCGTACACACCTTGAAGATCCGGTTGCTGCTCAAGCAGGCCATCGTAGCTGTCAGAAATGTTCCTCGTGAGGTACACATCTTCAAGCCCATACGGAATCATCAACTCGCGCGGCACTGTGGAGTAATCCGGCTCGACAAGCTCCTCGCCGGCCTCAGCGGCTACCTTCTTGCGGCGGGCGCGCTCAGCGGTAAGCCAACTCTTGACCTCCTTTTGTGTGTCCTTGGCCTGCTCGCCTAGCATTTCCTCTGCAACGTTCTTCAGAGCGACGCTCCGACGCTCGTTGACGGCGTGAGCCACAAGCATACCGTCGTACCATACGCCATCCCCAGGGATGCTGTAAGGCGAGATATCCGCAAACGCACGGTCGAACTTAGTATTCCAAGCTCTGATGCCAACTTTAGCGCCACGATCAAACCACCACTGAATGCGTGCATCATCTACACCAGGGAACAGAGCCTCGGCCGTATCAGATACCTCGGGGTCGAAGAACTGATACATGAAGGCTTCTTGTTTGCCTGACCAGGGCTGAAGCCCGGTCGTCTCTACGTCAAAGTCAATCAAGGTTAGCCTCCTAGCGGCTGTGACATCTGTGCTGCTCTGTCGCCGGACATACCAACAGACGCGGCCGACCTGATACGCTCGTCAAGCTGCTTGTGCCACACGTCATGCACTGTTTGAGCCAACTTACTAGCAGTTTCTCCCTCTCCGTATATGTGTACTACGACACCACAGGTAGGACAACATTGATAGTTAATCACGAGGTTCATATAGTAACTTTGAACTCGTTCAGGATTGCAGGGTCCTTGGCGAACCACTCACCAACCATCCAATCCTGATGATTACGGATGAAGCGCTGGTGAAGCTCGCGCTCTCGCTGCTGACCGCCGTCTATAGTCGCCAGCACCGTAAGTTTCCTGGGGTTGCCGGCCTGGTACTCGCCAAGACGCGCAGGAGGATTGGTGCTGTGTCCGATCTTCACGGCCGTATCATCACCCTCCATACCTACGAGATAGCATAGGTCGGGCTTGCCAGCCGCTAGTTCTTTAGCTTCCTGGCGCTCACGACGCAGCTTCAACTCCTCTGGAGACAGAGGCGTTATCTCGCGCTGCGGATGACGTGCTTGATTGAGCGAGGCGACGATGCTGTATGCCCCTCTGTTCAGGCTCTCACGCATCTGCGTGACTGTAGGACACGCTCCGTTTATAGCACTCAGCCCATGATAAAGTTTCTGACAGTCCTTGCAGCGATGACTATATTTCTCAGAGGCGTTTTTGGTCCTACCGCCGCCTTTCCTTGTGTAGAACTCATCCTTGGGCTGCCATTCATCGCACACCGTACATAGTAGTTCGGCGTCAAGAACTCTATCGACATCGGGCTTTACCCGTGTATAGACCCTCATACGAAAGCAGCCACTCTTTCCTCCAACTCCAAAAGCGTGCCGTCATTTGGAATTGTGAAGTTGACAAGCTCGGCCGGCAGCGGCTCCTCGGAAGAATGGCCGTCGCTCTCTAGGCCCGGACGCTCGACAACCCATACCTCGCCTCCAAGGTCAAGTACGCGGTGAGCCTCGTTCGGATAGCGCACGTCTGTCACACAGAGAATATCAATGCCTGGGTAGCGACGCTTTAGTGCAAGAGAGTTACCTATTGGATCGCCTATTGGTTTAGGTAGAACTTGATCTACCCAAAAAGAATCACCGAAGACCGTGCGCGCGTGACCACCAAACCATTGAAGGTACTGCCGGCCGCTGAACTGTGAAATTGTCTCACACTCTGGTTTCCTGATGACGTTGAACTCCCAGCACTGCTTAGCCTCGTCCATCCATGCGATCAAATCCTCGTCGGGAGCATCGTAACCAATAGCCTTCGCCGCCATGATCTTGAGCTTGTCAGCGAATCCGGCCCGCTGAACATTCAAGCGGTCACTGACACGTGCCTGCACCGCTTGGAATGTTGAATCCTTGCCAGCCGTCTTGTAGCCATTAATTCCGATTAGTCTCAACCTTTATTCTCCTCATCTGCTTCGTGCTGCTCAAGTGTGTAGCAATCGTTTTCGTCCTGAGCGCTCTCAATTACAGCGCCGCTGGAACCAAGCTCATTCTGCACGGCTTGAGTGAAATCTCCCTGAGCAAGACGTATGTTAAATCGGGGGAGCTTGATTGATCCGTCGAACCAAACCTCTACAAGATCGTCGTCCACTAGAACACGTCTCCGTTCTGCTTGATCTTCTCATTCTCGTACGGAGCAATTACGTTCTTGTAATAGCTTTCCGAGAACAGCGTCAGCCTGTACCAGGCATGATTGATTCGGTTCTTGCGAGCCGTGGTCTGAGAATCTTCCCTGCGGCGAAGCTCTCTCCTTGTGCTGTCCAAGCATCCTAGCACAATCGCGTAATTTTCGTAGCGCGGCTGTCGTGGCATGTAGCGCTTAATTGCGTCCAGTAGAGCGTCCGAGAATTCTCCATCGGGAGTATCGAGTGCAGTGCGTGTGAACACGTACGTCAAGTCACCAGCACCCACCAGCGGGTGCTTAGGATCGTTGTCGATGTCAAACTTACGCTGGTCAGTTAGATAAGGCAACTTAGCCCTCCAACCCAAGAGACTTGTATACCGCCAAGTTCCACTGTGCGTCCGCCAGCGCTGTGTGCGCGTCGGCCGGCAGCGGTACGTTGGCTAGCTCGGCTATCTTTGCTGTGTTCCACGGTGGGGCTACGCCGAAGTAACCTGCCACCAGAGACTTGATGTCTACCAAGTGGTAGTGCCAGGAAGGCCCGTATCCGAAGTCCCTCAGTAGCCGTGACAAGAAAGCCGCATCGAATGACGGATTGTTTGCAATGAATACGTGACCTTGAAGGGCGTCACGTACTATTTCGGCTGCCTCTTCTCGCGTGTGCTGTATCTCAAGCAACTCATTCCGCCGCGCGTAGTAGCCGTTGGTCTCTAGTGCCTGCTCAGAGGCATTCCCAGGGTTGATAGGGAGGCTAATGTGGACCTGATCCCCAAACGGCTCTGTCAGTATTGCAACCTCAAGAACCTGATGCTTGTCCGGGTCAAGCCCTGTCGTCTCGATATCTACGAATCCAAGATTAGCCACGGTAAGCCTCCGCTGTCTTAACGCCCGGCAGATCAAGCGGGACGCCCTGTGCGTCCACACCAAGCTCTGTCAAGCGGTCGTCTCTGTGTGAGATTGCGGTCAACACGGGGCTGCCGTCAAACTCGTCGTACTCATACAAATCCTTGTTCAGGAATTGTAGAACCCAACTCTCACCACGAGCACCGCGCGAGTGCTGCCAGCCGTTGATAAAGATACCACCGATGCACGCAGGCATCGACACGATGATTAGGTCTCGTGCAAGGAAAGACTCGTAGGGCTCGTCGTTCGCTGCGCCTGATCCTGGCGCACCATCTGAGGACGCTAGCGCCGCGTCACGCGTCTCTGGCTCATCAAGCTCGGCTGGTGAAATGATGTTGTAGCCACGCTCCCGCAGCACCCCAGCGACGTGATCGAAGTGAGGAAAGTTGAACTGTGGGATTCCAGTCATGGGACCACCCAAGTAAAAGAAAGGCTCGCTGGGGTCGCCGGACTTGGAGATTGTCTGCACTAGCTCAAGCAAGTGCATTGCAGCCGTAGGCCACTGCCGATCTCCGTCACCATACACAACGCCTCTCACAAGGTCATTGAACAATGTATCTGAATCGCTCACAGTGCTAGTCCTCCGTGTTCTGTCTCGTTGTCACCTGTGGGCAACCTGTATCGTGGCCCTGTTGATCCTTCGCCGTTACTCACAGACGGCAGCTTACGCAATCTACCCTCACTGGCAAGCCTAGTGAGAACTGGATACAACTTTGTCTTCTTCTCACTAAGCTCTTCGGCAAGCGTTGTTGCAGTCATGGGCTCTTCGGAATTATCACCTAGAGCGACCAAGATGCTGTTCTCGATTTCATCGAGCGGTACGTGATTGTACCAATGATTTGCAGGCTCGTACTTCATGCGCGTGGGCGGCGGCGGCTGCAAGTAGCGCGCCTTTGACCATGTGATTTCACGGAAGTCGCCACCCTTGGCCTTCTGAAAATTCTCCATCAGCGCTACGACGCCCTCAAGCACCGTAGAACCACGGCCGGCTGACATAAGCTCGCCGTCCTCGCCTGCACCGCTCTTGCGCTCATGGTGGCTGAGGATGATCCCTGCGCCGTAGTCTGTAGCCAAGGCAACTAGGTTGTCTACCATATTCGCCATATCAGTAGACGAATTCTCCTCGCCTTTCCACAGCGAACGGAAGGGCTCGATAAAGACAATCTCAGGCTCGAACTTCTCACAGCCGGCGCGCACCTTGCCGAGCATGGTGGGATCGTCCAGCTTCAATCCAGAGTATCCACCGTCGCCCCACACGAGCACGTTCTCACGAATAAGGTCACGGTCCTCATCATCGAGAATCGGGCCGCAGTTATTGACCATGACGCCCATCTTGTGATGAAACATGCCGGCGCTGCCCTCGTTCTCGATGATGAGAATGCGGAGAGGATGGTCTGGCTTGAGATATGCGCCACCGTCTGCGTCCGTGAAGGTGTCGAAGAGAGGCTTGCCGGCTGCCCACCGAAGAATCCTGTTGAGGTTCATCGTCGTCTTGCCGTAGCCAGCGCGGCCGAGAGTTGCGGTTAGCTCGCCTCGGACTACGATGGTCGGGCCGACAAGCGCGGGGGGTATCTCGATGGGCGTGTCAAGGTACTCACCTAGCGACATAATCGGAGGCTCGAAAACCTCGACCTTAGCCGTGTTCATGGCGAGCATCTTGGCGCGCTGGATTATCTGCGCACGCTTAGCGTCGTTAGGCTCGGCGGCTAGGAGCGCCGCGAACTGATCTACGATGCTCTCAGTCATTGATACTCAATCCTTAGCTTCGTGCCGGGCTTATAGCGTTTCCGCTCATACGGCCGTTGGGCATAAATTCCGTCACGCAATCTTTCTTGAATAGGCTTGCAATGAGCGCGCGTCAATGTAGCACACTTCTCATGGAGGGCACCTTCGACAACCACATTTTCATGTTGCAAGTCGTTAATGTCGTATGAATCCTTGACTGGCGGATGGCCTGGTTTAGCCTTATCACTCTTTTGTGTACGCACGAAAACAACTCCCTCGCGCACAATTTCACCACACACGAGACACCTGCTCTGGACAATTGCTATCTGTTTACGATGAGCGTCTGCACTCCCCCAGGATGCCCCTTGGCTCCACGGAACCGGCCGCATCGTCTCTGCTTGGTTGCAGAGAGGACGCGGCAATCCACGCAAGCCGCCCAGAGGCTTATCCTGCACTATCAAGAAAGCAGCGCTCCATTTACTATTGCCAACAGCAGCGAAGATATGCCCTTCTTGTAGTCGCCTTCACATGCCTCAACAATGCCAAGGCCGACGAATCCTATAACAGCCATAGCAAGGAAAGTCTTACCCATGAGCTATAGGACAGTCGGGATGGACGTACGGCTGCATGAGTGGGTCGTCACAGCCGGTACTCGTAAATCCACCGCGCTCTGCGTTGCGCAAAATCCTTCGAAGCTCAGTGTTTGCAACGTGATCCACCCCTTGGGCGTCTGAGCTATCCCTGACCATGCAGAGCAAATCCCACGCCTCCTCATGGTCGAATCCCTCGTAGTGGCTGAGCATCTTCGCCAGATTGAAGTACACCACGTTACGATGCCCTTCAGCTATTGGGCACTCATCACGATTAGCGATGATCCACTCCGCACACATATGAAGTTCTTTACCTGTGCCGAAATCTTGACGTTCTGTCTTCCGCTGATCCGGTGGCGTGACCATCAACCAATCAGCGCGCTTACGCCAATCGGCCGGCGAGTTTAGTTTCTCCAAAGCTGCGCTAAGGAATCCACGCAAGCTGTAAGGATTGTCGCCAGAGCGAGTTAGCATCGGCCGTTTGTCGCCGTGGTAAGGCAGGTTGATGTAATTGCCCACCATTCCCTCAAGCAAACGATCTTGCTTCGGAAATACCTCGACTGTGGGCTTACCAATGGCGGCCGTAGCTTCGCGCATCACACCGCGCGTAATCCACGCCTCAATAGGCTTCTCAAAGAACGCCCAGACGTGTGCGTTACCCGAGCGACTTTCCTCAACCCAAGTCGTGCCGAAGCTAAGGAACTCCTGCATTTCACGCGCAGCGTCAAAGTCGGGCTCATCAAGGTCGATGGCAGCGAAGTGAACCGTGGCGTCATCAAGCAACGGCGCGATGCCGAGCCCGTAGCCTTTGCCCGCAAGATGCTCAGTGTAGACGGCCGCTGTGGGCTCTTTCTTGATCCACTGGCCCTTGCCTGTGCCGTAGGCGTCTGTACGGCCGCAGAACAGTCGCATGAAGTCATTTAGTTGGCTCAAAACGGGCACTCCTCATCTGGATTCCACTCTACGCGCACCTTGCGACGCTCGCGCTTCTCGTCTGCTATCTGGTAATCCTCGTCTTGGCTCCGCGCCTTACATAGCTTTATCTTGACCTTAGCGATTGCGCGCTGAGGATCGCGTGACCAAGCGCCACGCATAGCATGAGGCTGCCAAGTGTTCCTAAATTCTCCGTTAACAGCTTCAGGAGAAATAAAGTGGCCCTCAAAAGACGCCCATGACTTATCGTGGTAAACGTCCACATAGCCGTGAGCACGCCAAAGCCTTTTACCAAACTGCGGGACGGCTGTTATGTCAAATATGCCTTTGATCGTTCTCTCCTTCCAATTCCACTAGCCGGCGCATCAGCTTTCGTGTGACCTTGCGATCCAACACCCAACGTCGTGCTCTAACAGCAACGTCGAACGTCTCCTTTTTGTCCTTAGCCCAAGCGTCGCGTAGCCACCTGGCATTAGCGAGCGCGTAGTCAATGCACCAAAGCACGTCTTCTTCGGAGAGAAGATCAATGCGGTGCGCGTATCCCTGGGGATCGACCCAAACGTTTTCCTGGTCAAGTATGAAAACAGGAAATACGCCGGCCTTGACTACGGGTTGAGGCTCATTAGGCAGCTTCCCACTTCCTCGCTCGTCTATTGAATTTCATTTTCTTTACCGCAACGGCGAGCTTATCATATTGCTCTTCGTCAAGGTGGATCGCTGACTCAAGTATGCCATCGGGGCCATACTTTCTCATGGCCTGCATCAACGCTGTCATAGACGGCTGCTTTGCTCCCGTGCGCTGAATCGCCCTGTCGGCGCAAAGCTGCTCCTCTGTGAAGCGTGGTGTATCTTCGGTCTTATCCATAGTTGCCACGACCAAGTTGTTCCTCCTTAGTAGTTCTCAGTGAGTAGCATCCCGGCCAAATTGGCTCGACAAATAGCTTACGGCGGACTTGTACCGCCTCACTGAAAATCACTTATACAGCCAGGCCACCACCATCGCCAGGTTCAGCCGGCTTGTCAGCCAAAGCCTCCTCTGCGCCTGTGGTGTTGACGCGGCCGTGCATTACGGCAAGGGCGACTTCGGAGGCTGCAATCTTCTCCTCCGGGGTCGTATCACGAACCATCTTGACCAGAGAAGGGCTGATGATGAAGGCAGTGTTCTTGCCAAAATCCTTCTTCTCCGTGGACAGTTTCAGCACCTTATCCCACGCCGGCTTGTTGCGCAGCACTGCACGCTGAAGCGTCGTGATCTTGCGGGCTGCCTGAACGTCCGTGCGCTTGAGGCTCAGCCTTACAGGCTGATACTCAGACCCGTCCTCACCATCCACAAGCACAAGGCCCGTGAAGTTGTGAGTAGTGGATACGAGCGGACCTTTACCCCATTCACGCTCTTTAGCGTTGACGGCTGCCTTGAACTGCTCCTCCGCCTCCGAATACTCCGAGAACGGCTCCCCGACAAACTCAGCGCCGACAAGCGGCTCCCAGCTTGGAGGAATCTCAGACGTAAACGCGACATAGGCGCGGCCATCGTCATCGCTTGCAAAGCGTCCCTTGTTGTAGTAGGAGACGATGAACTCGACAGTATCGCCAAGACCCTCATTGGTAAGAGTGTTGATGAATTCGCCGGCCTCTGCCTCGCCCTCCTGAACCTCACGGGTAAGAGCCTGTCCCACCTTGAGGATCGGAGTCTGAAGCAGATCGTCGTCAAACTCCTCAGCCTGAGCGGCTGCTACCGCTGCGGCTGTCTCGTTAGCGACGGCGAGCGCTGTACTAGTCTCCTCGTCCGTTGTTGCTATTGCTGTTCCCTTTGCGCTCAAGGTTTGTTTACCTCCACTGTTTTCCGTTGTTTAACTCTTGCGCGAAATCGTGATTCCACGTCTCGCATACCAGTCAATACCATCAGGCATTGACTTGCCCTGCTCAAGAAGATCACGTACCAACTCGTTCAGCTTTCGCTTCTCGATAGACGGCTTTGTGAACTCCTGCGCAAGCTCTCGCTCCTCGAAGTATTGCACGGCCGCTTCCGCGTCAACGATACGGCCGAACTTTGTCTCCCGAGGAGTAAAGGTGACTACGCCGATGTTACCGCCAAGATCAAAGCGCAAGGTGCCCTGCATCGGCCCATCTTGAAGCTCCTCGAAAAGCTCGGACTCGTACTCACGGTACTCGACCTCTGACTTCTCGGCTTTGGTCTTGTCTTCATCCCGCTTCTCACGTAGCTCTACGAGCCGGCGGAAGCGGGATGCTAGACGCTCCTGGTCGCTCATTGCGTTTTAAACTTAGCTCCGTTACCACCACGCAGGGCAGCTAGAGCCATGTTTGTGAACACAGCCGTTGTCAAACTAATGCCGCCGGCATCACCGCCGCAAGCCTTGATGACGTTAACAACGCCGTGGTTCCATCCAAAATAAGTTACGACTGCACTAAGCAGCACAATAACGCCTATGATGCCTATTGCTGCTAGTCCAATAAGCAGCTTCGTAAACGAATTTTCAATGAAACGCTTGCGCCGCCGACTGCGCGCCTCTTTGCGCAATGTTGTTTGACGAGAAGGATAAGTGCCCTCCTCTTTTGTTTTACGAAACCAACTCATTTGATCTAGCGTTCCTCCTTAATTGTGTCCTTGGGGAGCACAGTCTTTACTATACGCTCCTTGAGACGGTTCGTTGGTGCTATCTTGCCGTCGTCTACGGAGTTTTCTACCTCGTAGATGTAAATAGTAACAGAAGCGCGTTGGCCGATCCTATGTTTACGGTCCTCTGCCTGCTCGTTCCAGCCGGGCACCCATGCGCGCTCTAGGAAATGGGATGTATCGGAAGCGGTGAGAGTGATACCTTCCCGCATTGCGCCGATGGTCCCGACCAGTACATTGATGTTGCCCCGTTGGAACTCGTCCTCAAGTTCTGTGCGGACGTGCTCCTCTGTTTCTCCTGTGTACGTCTCGACAGAAAGGCCGTGGGTCCGTAGACGGTCAGCCAATATGTCGCACGACTGAACAAACTCAGAGAAAACGTCGTGCGGCTTGTGCTTGTTGTCGAGAATGTTCTCGACCAAAGCATCCATCTTGGCTGAATGGTCCTCGCCTCCTAGCAGTGCTGGGGTTGAGAGTATCTGCCGTAGTCGTACAGTCCTTGCAGCGCCGTTGGGAATGGTGTAGATATTCTTTCCGGTGTCCGCCGCCTGTACGAGTCGCGCAGCCGTTTGATCGCCCTTCTCAATCGCCTTCTCAATCTCAAGCCATAGCCCCTTTTCTGCTTCGGTGTATATTTTACGTTGCTTGGAATCAAGCTTGACAGGGATTGTCACGCGCGTCTTTTCCGGCAAGTCTAGCACTTGTGCCTTCGTCCTGCGGTAAAGTCGTTTGTTCAACTCAAAACGCAGAGCATCAGGGTTTTTTACGCCAGTGATGACCTTACCGAAATACCCCTCGATGTAGTCAACGTATTGCTCGTAGAAACGCCAGTAGCTTGTGTAGTCCTTCGGGAATAGCCAGTGAAGAAGAGACCAAAGCTCGTCAGGAGCGTTCATCAATGGCGTGCCCGTCAGCGCAAGCATGATCTGACCTTGAATTCGGAAGAGACCCTTGGTCTGTGCTGCCTTGCGGTTCTTGGCACGGTGCGCCTCGTCTGCAATCACAGCAAACCAATTGGCACTCTCAAACAGAGGCTCCTTCATCACGGTCACTGTCTTCGTGCCACCGTTGCGGAGCTTCTTCTTTTCCTTCATCACACGTAGTTGCTCGTAGTTCACGACAACCCACGTAGGATCGCTCAATGCGTCTACGATCTGTTTATGCCGCACGGCCGGGGTCGTGCCGTCAATGATCTGCACGGGCTCATTAGGCCCAAGCCAACGCTCAATCTCTCGTGCCCAGACACCCTTGACACTGTTGGGGCAGACTATGAGCCTGGGATCATCACCAGTGTAGTAGCGAGCTTCATCCTCGCCGGCCGGGACAATACCTGCGTCGAGCAGCTTAGAGGCAGCCTCAGATACGGCCGCTAGTGCAGTGCCCGTCTTGCCGAGCCCCATATCGTCCGCTATGACAGCCCTAAGCGCTCCCTGCGCCACAGCCTCGACTATGGCGCGCTGATGTGCCTTCAAGCCAATGAACGGTTCTCCGTTGACTTCCTGGGGTTGCCAGGAGGCGCGCTCGGTTGACCACGGGATCGTCAGCGTGCCGTCTTCCGGCAGCGGCGAGACAAGCTCGCGCTCTGTCTGCTGACGCGCACTCCTGGCCCACTCCGCGAGTGAAGCATCATGCGTCGGCTGAATGGCGTAGATAACACGCTCGGCCACAAGCGGTTCCGGCGGCATAAGCCAGAGCTTGCGGTCGCCATCAAAACGGCGTCCTGGGACCTCCTTGACCTTCGCCAAAGTGTCCATAAACTCACTGCCTTTGCAGTTAGTCAGGTCAAGCTCTAGGGCCTCCTCTGTCAACGTTAGGTGCGCTGGCATGTAGGCCCTGGCTTCACAAAGGAAGCGTCAACTCGTGTAGGCTCTCCTATCGACTGATTTATAGTTATGCTAATAATGTGGCCGGGATCATTGCCCAACCATTGATACGCACGCTGTGTCAGCTTCTCATCAAAGTCAGTCTTGAACGGCTCAAACGCCCATCCTGTCTCGCTGGTATTTACAAAACGACCGACACACTCACCGTTGGATGTGACTGGCAATGAGTCACCGAATCCAATTTTGTTCGGGTTGTCGCTACAAATAGTCTTTTCTATGTAGTCGAGCCCATCGCAATAATCAGCGATTGCTCTCAGCGTTGCCGGATAATGGGTCATACGACTTTTATCTCCCAAAACTCTAGTGAACCCGGATCGTGTGCGCCGCATTTTATCCACGGCTTTTCGTCATCGTACGGCGTTGTATCCGCTGGGTCCGGCTGCAACCATACCTTCACAGCCGGACCACAGTCAGGACGGTACGGAGCATTGCCGTCTTCATCGAAGCAAAACTCCGCTAGGGCGTCACGCGCCTCATCCTCAGTCACGCTCGTCTCTACCCATCCTATTTCCTCACAGTATCCATCTTCATAGGAATCCATGAGGATCAAAGCTGGCGCGCTCACTTAAGCTCTACCGCCAAAGCAAGGCGCGCATTTACAAACAAAATTGTCTCATCATTTCCACGCTGCGCAAGCCTCGTGGCGTCCGAATGAGTTTCCTCGTTGATGAAATAAACTTGGTCAATACCGTCGAACTCTATAGGATCAGAGTCGTGATCGTCAAATACACGAACCTGCATTATGCTTTGACTGCCCATACAGCCGCATCACGGCCGCTCGGCAGCGGAATGGTGCCCACTTGTACGACCTCGCCCAGACGGACAAGCTCAGCACGGCGCGACCGAATGCCGGACGAAGATTGATGGACTGAGCCCATGTGCTGTGCCAACGGCACAAGCGCTTGATCGGACATCGGGCCATGCTTATCGAGCACGTTGAGTACATCCTGTTGTGAGTTAGTCATATGGCTATGCGCTCCTTTCGAGTTTCGAGTAGACTAGCATAAATCCGACTGTCGTGCTAGACAGTCGTTTTGTTCCGCGTAACAAGCTGCAACGGCAGCCTAAAGCGGGAGCCCTTCTCCATCCAAGCGCCGTGATACCAGCGTGGTTTCCACGGAGACAGAGGTTCGCCTGGATAAGGCACATGCGGCCGTTTCGGGAATGGGGCTGGAAGTGGTACCGGATAGGGCACAGGATAAGGGACAGTCACGGGAACCGGCATCGGGAGCGGAGGCCCAACTGCGCCACACGCCCCACAGACGCCGCCGACTGGTGGCCCTGTCACGCACATACAAATTCCTTTACCCATTACGACTCTTTCTCTTGGTAGCGCTCAATGTGGTATTCAATCTCTTGTCGTAGCCGGCGCACAAGCTCTGAGCGATCACTTCTCGTGAATCTTGCTCTTTGGCTTTCAGCTTTGGCAACTACTTCCTTTGCGGATTGTTCAGCAAAATAACGTAGATCATATTTATAGATCACCGGAAAGGAACTCCATTAACATCAAATGTAGCTGGGATCAGTCCCCATTCATTAATGACACCAGCAGCACTGATGTTGTGCTCTTTCATCTTAGCAATAGCATCCTCTGCCGATGGTGATGGTGGATCGTCACCGTCAGGCCATATATCTTCAACACCAAGCGTAACCGGGGAAAACTCAATTTGGAAATAACTGCTCATACCTGAGAGCCCTCAAACTCTTTGTCGGGAATCTCCTGGGCAGACACATTGTAGTTGTCACCTGAGAGGATCACAGCCGGGTCAGAGTCGATGTCCAACTCGGCCATCTGCGTGGCATTCTCGCAACCCGGATAATGCTCAGGATTCACGTCGTAGTCGTATGTGAGTGTTACGCGGATACGCATGTCATCCTTTCTTTGGACGCGGCCGGGCGATGCCCTGTGGTGAATCCCAGGAACCGTCAGGAAATTTGTACTTCGTACGCTTGACAGCCGCGCCGAGTTTCTTGCGCTTCTTGAACGTCAGGCGTCCGGTACGGCCTTTGCTTGCTTTGTTGCGTTCCTTGGCTGCTCTATCCGCCATTAGGCCGGCAACTCCTTCGGAGGTTTCCTGGGGTTGTAGCTCGCCGCTACAGCCACGTTTTTGATGGCCTTCGCCATATCTTGCGTCCGGTCACGGATGCTCAAGATTCGGGCTCCTAGTGGGTCGTTGGCAAAGCCGACGCCATCAGGCTCGTCTTCTGTCTGTAGCTGGCGCTCCATGTGAGCGCCACGCGCCATCACATAAGCGTCATCCACAGCCTTTTCGGCCACTCCAAGGACTTTCTCGGCCTGGTGACAGGCAACGGCCGCAACCTGGAAAGGATCGCCGTCAAGTCCGCGTGGGTCTGTGTAGTCAAAAGTTGTTGAAGTGCTTGGCATAACCCCTCTTCGTTGATATCTAAGAGAACCCTAGCAAAACTGTCACGCTTTGTCAAGCGGCTAGGTGTCCTGTACCATTGGATGTACTTCTACGACCAACCTTAATGAATGAACAAACTTCCAACCCCCAGGTGGTATTGGGCCACACGATCTATCGGAGCCTTCACGGCGCTGTACGAGCTTTTGCTAGATCACTCCGCAGAACGTGGCACTGTCATACTGGCAGCATTCGGAATCATGGGATTCGATTGGGTTTCGCGCCGAGAGCGTCAAAGTGGTGAGAAATCTTGAACTGGCCCAAGAAATTGCTGGCCGTGTTGGACACACATCCTCGCACCGGCTGGTACGTTGCTATCATTGTGACACTAGACTTTGTGCTTCATCTATTTGAATCGTTGAAACTGTGACCACTATCGAGCTAACACCCGACCAGCAAATCATCGTAGACGCCGCCAAGGCAGCAGCCGTAGTTGAGGCTAAAAACGAGGCTCTTGGTCTGTTGCGCTCCTACGTCCGACGTGCCACGGTGGGATTTCTCCTCTTGCTAGTTGGCATTGGCTACGCCATCAACGGTAACACTCAAGCATTGAAAGACTCACACGAACGTGGGCAGAAAGTCCGCACTGTCATATGCACCATTTTGACTCAGAGCGATGAGCAGACTTACGCTTTTGCTAAGAAGTTCAATCTGAGCGCATCCGAGCTACAAGCTTCGTTGCTTGCTAGCGCTCATTATCGTGAAGAGGTTGGTCCTGCTCCTGGTTGTGAGAACGTGGTCACTCCTCCACCTACAATACCGAGCCGCTAATGCCTGCTATAGGTGCATACGTCGTCTTGTGGCTAGTTGGTATTGCCGCCGGCCTTGCTGGGGCTCCTGTGGGCCTTCTAGCGGCCGTAGTGCTTGCGATGGCGTGCCTCGCATTCCGTCACGAGGCACGCCATATCGCTAAGCGGGTAGCAGTACCAGTGTCCCAAGCTCGATATACACCTGGGGCTCTGGCTCCTCTACCGCTGTCCCTGGCTCAGGCTGACGCGGCCCAGAGCCACAACAGCTAGACACAGGCTCGTCGGGCTGGTCTTTGAAGAAGTCGATGACCCGAGTAAACGTATCTCTGATATGTTTGACCTCCTCTAGATCAAGCCACTCAGCGTCGATGATGTCTGACGAGCTTGTTGATATCTGAATTGGGCACTCTTCGTCACATTCGTCAAAGACGATCACCACGCCCGTGTTGTTAAACACACATTGACGTGTCGGAATCATCATACCTGACCAGTCAGTCGGGTAAGGAAATGTCTTCATGCCTGATGGTGTCAAAGTACCAATTCTCCTCTAGCGTTGACAAAGCTGGCGTTTGTGTACGCCTCCTTTACTGACGCTTCCAAGTAAGGCCAGAAGCGCTTGAGCCGATTTAGCGCCTTGCGGTCGCTTTTGTCAACCCAAGCATGAGAGCCTTGACCAGAGATTGCCGCGAAAACCTCATCAAACTCAGCGGCGACACGCCCAATCGCAACAGGGAGGATGACTGCATACTCGCGGAAAAGCTCGTCCTCCTCGTCGTCACACGGAATGTCATACACTTTCAGTTTCAGGGCTTTAGCTATGTTGTCACGGATTGTTTTGTCTTCCAGTACCATGATCCAATCCTCATGCGGACCATCAGTGTTGACCTTGCAATTGAAGTTGAGGTTCTTTGCGATCAAGCACTGGTCTATGTCGCTAGGAACCGCAGGCATCAACGCGTCAAGAGGATTTCCACCGCCTGCCTCACGGACCTTGTTGGCGAAGTCCTTCAGTTGATCTAGGGTTGCTATCTTAGGCATAATGTGTTTTTTTTCCTATCTTAGACGGGATCGCCGTCGATGTTGACCTCGCGCTCCACAAAACAAATCGGAGCCTTGAGCTTGTCTGGTGAAATGACTTTGAGCTTCGATACTTCTACCTTGCAGGCTAGGTACTTACGCCCGCTTGTGTACCTGTGAGTCTGGAAAGGCGTCGCACAGAAGTGTAGACCACCACCGCATTGATCGTCGTCTCGCCAATCATCACATTTGGCGTAGTCACCAACGGTGTAAGTCGCGCCATTGTCACTACGGTGTTCGTCGTTGACGCCCTTGTAGACCGTAATGCAACCATCGCTATCAGGCTCGACACCGTAGTAATCCAGCCAAGCCTCCGCAGTATCAATCTCAGGAACTTCAATGACAACACCGCCATTGATTGTCTGCGTGTGGTCAGGCATCTTGTGGACGGCAACGTACTTGCCAGCAGTGACGGACGTATTACGATATGCCCTCACTGTGGCATTGCCGGATGCCTCCACTGTGGCATTTTCGTATGCCCTCACTGTGGCATTGCCGGATGCCTCCACTGTGGCATTGCCGGATGCCCTCACTGTGGCATTGCCGGATGCCTCCACTGTGGCATTGCCGGATGCCTCCACTGTGGCATTGCCGGATGCCCCCACTGGGATAGTGCCGGATGCCCCGCCCG